CTAGCCCGCTTTGGGATGCTATACAGCTCACCGCCAGTAGAAAGCCCGAGCTGCTGAAAACAAGAATCTATCGGTGTTGCTGCTGCTGGGTCGTCCCAAATCTTTGCTGCAATTCCTTGGCCGTCTACACATTGAAGGCCACCAACGGGAGCGAGCTTGGCATTAAGTTCAAGTCTTCGAGTCACTGGGTCTACCAGTGAGGATATCGAGCAGGTGTCATTTATGCACGGTGCAGACACTATGTTCCTCCTAATTATTAGCTATGGAGTTTACCCAAAGCTGCGCACGACAATTTCTTCGCCGGTTTGTCCAGAGCGTACCCTTGCTTCATTCATAGAGGAAAAGCCAACATCTCCAACATAATAGAGTGTTTTAGAGTACCGCTCTGGTAGGGTGTATGTGTTGCCGGAAAGCTGCGCAAGAACGCCAGTGTCAATCAATTCTTGAACGCCGGAGCCTCTAACATACTTCGTCGCTCCAGCAGCTTGCCCGCCGGCAGACTGAAGGAACGTCACCCGTATAACTTCTGGCTCTGGTTCGCCGAATACAATAGCATTGTTTCTGGTAGCGCCAGCTCTTGAACCGCCGCCTCCACCGCCGCAGCTTCCGCACCTTGCCATTGCTACAGTACCTCTGCCATTCCCTGCGCGACAAGGCCGTTGATGAGCTTGTCTGTGCCGTCATGAAGAACTACGTCGCCCTTGACATATTGATTCACATTAGCCTTGATAACAACTCGAACAATGGTATCTACTTCAGATTCTTCTTCAGCCGCATCGTCATCGATTGTCATGCCAAGAGATTCTGCAACTTCCTTTAGTGGAATAATGTCTTTCCACTCGCCGCTATCTTCGTGTTCCATTTTTCGCCCCCATCGTGTTATGTTTTGTATTCTGCCCAAAGCGTATCATTCCTACTCGTATCTTGCTAATTCTAATAATGAACAGTGACTATGCAAAGGCCGCCGGCTCCAACCCCTCCAGTATATCCAGTCGCTACAGCGGTGGCAGCTCCAGAGCCGCCGCTTCCTTCTGATTGACCGTTCCTGCCAACGCCAGATATCTCGCTCTTTCTTGTATTCGCGCCGCTCATGGCAGCGCCGCCGCCGTATGCTGCAAGCGCAGCCACGCCAGCAATTATACGACCATTTCCACCATCACTACCGCGAAGAAGAGTTGTCCCGGTCGTGCCAATTCCGCCAGCTCCGCCAAGGGCGACATCGTTGCCAGTGGTCCTAGTAGCCATACCGTTGCCACCAGAGCCGCCAGTTGCTATACAGTGAGCGCCGAAAGATGTCGTTCCGCCTGTGCCGCCATTGCCGCCAGTTGCGCTACCAGCAGTTCCACCAGCACCGACTGTTATAGTTTCGCTAACCCCGAGGCTTGCTACAGGAATAATGGCGCGAGCATAACCGCCACCGCCACCACCTGCGCCCTCTGCTTGTCCAGAGCCTGTTGAGTTTACGCCGCCACCACCGCCGCCAGCACCAAATGTTTCAATGGTCACGCCAGTCATTCCGGGGTACGATGCCTTTGTGAATGAGTGTGGAGAGCCGGAGGTAGTGTAATTCAGGAGTGTTGGAACCGTAGTGGTGCCAGTGTCTCCCTTATCACCAGTGCGAACAAACTGCACGGTGCATGGGTCGTTGTTTACAAACGTGCCATTCGATGCAATCTGTACTACAGTGAATTGCCTGTATGTACCAACATCGGTCTGCGCTGCTGTGATATGCAGCACTTTCAATGTTGATGGAGTGGTCGCACTACGGATTATCAGATGCCCGCGAACAGAGCTGGTAGAGTCGTCCCACACATCAAGGAACGATGCAATGTTTACTGCATCGTTATCAGTCTCGCTTATTCGCAGCGTAGTGTTTCCGGCATTAAGTTTTAGCTTGCCGGTGCCCGGGTCTCCAGTGCCAGTGTCAGTGTTGTATTGGTATCTAACGCCAGCATCAAATCCTGTAGCGCCAGTGGGACCTGCCGGCCCCGTGGGTCCCGTAGGCCCTGCCGGTCCAGTCGGACCTGTTGCCCCCGTAGTACCAGTATCCCCTTTATCACCTGTCCTGTAAAATGCAACAGCGCAGTTCTCGTTGTTAGCAAAGGAACCGCTGCTTGCAAGCTGGTTTACGGTGAACTGCCTGTATGTACCGGAGTCAGTCTGTGTTGCTGTTATTTCTAGTGCCTTGAAAACTCCGGGGTTATCAGCGCTTTGCACAATGATATACCCGCGTGATGTTGATGTAGAGTCATCCCATACATCGAGGAAGCCTGCGATAAGTGCGCTGGTATTATCAGTTTCGCTTATGCGAAGCGTTGTATTACCACCATTGAGTTTCAGCTTCCCAGTGCCGGGGTCGCCTGTTCCAGTGTCCGTATTGTACTGATACAGGAATCCCGCGTCGATACCATCTGCTCCAGTGGCGCCAGTCGGTCCAGCGGGGCCGGTGGGACCAGCGGGGCCTGTAGCTCCGGTAGCACCAGTAGGACCGGTAGCACCAGTAGGACCGGTAGCACCAGTAGGACCGGGAGGACCAGCGGGGCCAGTAGCTCCGGCAGGGCCAGTTGCTCCATCTGCTCCAGCGGGGCCTTGTGGCCCGGGAGGACCCTGCTCTCCCCCTCCGCCAGTTCCGCTAGTAGAGCCATCTGGATTGACAACAAGCAGCTCGCCATTCGTGCTTTCTGCCCATGTAAAATCATCTGGGAGTACAGAGCGGTTGATAGACTTTTTGAGCTGCTTAATAGCATCCCAAATAGATTGGAACTCATTGCCTATGGCGTCCCTAGGATTTCCCATCTCTCGCCTAAACAACCTACGCCTCCTCTTCTGTATCTATGAAGCCGCCGCTGTCATCATCAGCAGTTATACCCTCAACCTGCGCAAGCGTACCAATAGGCTGCAAGCTTATGCCTATCGTTTGTACGCCGGCAGCAACATCAACATCGACAGAACCAAGCCTGAAATCCTGTGTCTGCGCGTAGCATAGGTTCTCGAATTCAAGTGAGACAATTCTGCCGGGAATAAGTTCTTTTACATCAATAGCACCCTGCCGCAAGGTAAGAGCATCGCCAGCCCTAACAACCCTAGGGACAACGCCGCTGGTAAAGTCGTACCGAGAGCGGGCGGTAGCCGCTGCTGTGGCGTTCGAGTTGATTGACTCATCGAATACTAAGTCTTGCACAAGCGGGTAAATCTCTGAGCCTGACACAATGCCCGGAGGGTACTGCCCAACAACAGAGCGGGCGCCCTCAACTATCACTTGGTTAGCGAACAGCTCTCCGGCCTTTCTAAGAACAATATCGCCAGAGAAGTCGTCACTGCCAAGCGTAAGCCTTTCACCAAAAGCTAGTGTGCCAACATACATCTGGTTGCCGATAACAGTCACATCAACCGCTGCATCCATAAGCTCTTTCAGAATGAACCAAACGATTCGCTTCTGCGTATTAGGATAGCGACGAGATGCTATGACGCCAGTAGCGCTAGTGATAATCTCAACAGGAATAGGGCTATACTGCATAGCATTATCCCAAAGCTCTTTGAAGTGGATAGCCTCGTCCTGCTTTTTCTCGTATGGCTGTTGCAGCACCCTGCGCCTAGCCCATGAAAGCATATCCTCTGCTTCAACAACGACAGTAGACCTACCGTACTCAACGGCTGTGATTGGTCCAGACCAGACTATATTGTTGTCTAGTAGTATCTCTAGGTTGTCGGCAAGCGGCTCGATGTCTCCCAGTAGTGAGCAGCAATCAGGGTCGTTGAGCGTATGAACTATCTTCGCCTTGGAAATCTCATCGTTGCGCCTACCCCAGCTAATGCTTTGTATTGTGTATGGGGCTACGCCAATAGCAGCGCCCCTAACGCCGTACCTGACCTCGTATGAAAAATCGCAATCCAATTACGATAGCCACCTTCGGTATTTCGCTATTGTTGCTACAGAGCGAGACTTACCAGCACCAGTCTTAAGCTGCGTATTCGACTTATCCCATTCTACACATGCAACCATTGGTGCGCAGCTTGTCACAAGTGGGAAGAGCTTCCCTCTAGCCGTGTCAATCTGGTATGGGAACGGAGTGCATTTTCCATCGCAAGACATGAAGACCCTATTGGAGCGCCCGTCTATGGTAAGCGTTGCGTTTGATGGTATGTATGGAATCTTGATTTCAAAGCGCGGGCTTGGCCGCGAAGCGCACCACGCATCGTATGATTCCTCATCGTCGATACACTCTAGCTCATCTGGGTTATCGTAGATTGACACAGTGACATTGCGTAGGCCAAGTTCTGTGAAGGCTATGCCATCAGCGTCTTCAGCTGTATCAAACCCACTGAATATGTCAATCTTAAGTGCGGTATCATAGCCAGCCGCGCCAATGTCGTTCACGCAGCAGCATTGCACAATCTTCTCCAGAGGCTCACAGAAACAGCTTGAAGGTGTGATTGTAGTCGGAGTAGGAGCAGATGCCGAGAAACAGGTACACAGCGGGTCTGTGATACATCTATCGCAGGCCGGCTTAGGTTCATTGCAGCACTCATCGCGGCAGAACGATGACCAGTCGAAGCACCTAGTAAATGCCTCTGGGTCTGCTACCTGTGTGCAGGCAACGTCTTCACAGCCAAAGCTATAAGGTGATTCGGATTGAATAACGACGTTTACCTTCTGCGCTACACACGAGCAGGTGTCAAAGAATTCTTCTGGAAGAATCTTGATGCCATCGACAACGCCAGAGCTTTCCCATGACCTAAGACCAGTATCACAGCCTTCAGAGTCGTCGCAGCTACGGCGAAGCGTTAGCCGGTTCCCATAACATGCGCCGCACGGGTCTTGGTCACAAATGCAAAGCTCGGTCTCAAATACTCTTCGCAGCCATTCGATGCCATAGTCTTGACCACGACATGAGGTAGACAGGACAAGCATCTCAATGGTCATTGAGCGGCCTGCAAGACTCGCCCTGTTAAGAATTGTGCCTACATCAAAAGCTGGCACAGGCTCCCTACGAATGGTGGAGTCTGAGGCGCCCTCAACTTTGAGAATCATAGCGCCAAGGAATTCTGTTGATGCGCTATCGTTCGGGTCGTACCAAGGAGCTGGGTCTTCCTCTGGGCTGACAGGCGGAGTATTCATGTCATCAAGCGGGCATGAACACTCCAGCATCTCTGGCCGGCAATCTTCTGGGTACATGTCGTTCTCACACGCCCACTTATGGTAAGCGTATGTTCGGGCATTGTCGGCAAATACAGCGCAACCATATTGAGCAAAGCTATGACGAGTTGTTGTCATCTACCTGCTAACCCCCTGTACCTGTGACCTTATTCTAGCATCGAGTAGCGATACTATCGTAGCAGGGTCATTAGAATTTGTATTGACAACAATCTGCCGGTTGTCATTCACCATAGACCCCGGCTGACCAACAGCTCCACCAGAGTTATTAAGCGCATCGATAAGGTTGCGCAAATCCTTGGCAGAAATGACAGAGCCGTTTGTCGATGGTACGAACAGTTCCCTGCCGCGCTCGCCAACCGTGTACGGGGTCATGGCGTTTACTTTGCCGCCCTGCGCCCTGAAGTTTCCTCCGCCATACTGCTTCAGATACTTCATGACCTTTGCAACATACGCGATGGTTTCGCCAAACGATGAGAGTGCAATTGCAGCGTTGCCCGGCCCGGCGTTATACGCAGCAAGAGCCATAGGGATATTACCGTTGAAAGCTTTGAGCTGCTGCTTGATGTACTTAGCGCCGCCGATAGCGTTCTGGAATGGGTCAAGGATATTGTTCACGCCGAGGCTTGCGGCGGTGGCCGGCATAAGCTGCATGAGGCCGCGAGCGCCAGCAGGAGAGCCGGCATTAGGATTGAATGACGACTCTGCCCGAGCTATAGCGGCGAGCAGGTTGAAATCTACGCCAGTGACTTTAGCAGCGTTGGCAAGCGCATCCTCGACCTGCTTTGAGGCTCCGGCAATGTCAGCCATCATCTTCTCATTGCCACGTATCCATCCAAGGTGAAGGTGGTCATAGTGGCCAGATGATTGCCACAAGACTTCATCGAAGAACTTGCCTTGGTATTTCCGTGCCCACGCCGCTGCACTTGACAGCTCGCCGAATGTGTTGCCACCGCCAAGGCCGTAGTCCATAGCAAGGCCCTGTACGTGCAGGGAGTTTGCAGCCCCACCGATAGCAGCGTTGTATGCTGGGTTGTTGTACCGACGCATCTGGCTTGCAATGTTCGGGGTAATGCCAAACATTTTGCCGATAGCAACAGCCTGCGCGATAGTGTCTTCCATGCCTGTGGACTGACCAATGCCACCAGCAGCAAAGCCTAGCGTTCCTGCTATAGGAGCAATGTCGGCAAAGAATTCCTGCGGGTCAAAGTCAAGGTCTGCTCCGGCATTTCCAATAAGGAATTCCGCAGACATCTCTTTGAATAACTTGTCTGGAATTGTGTGCTTGGCAAGGTCAGGCCCTACACTCTTTACCCATCCCTTGACTTCACCAAAGCCGTCTTCAAGACCGCGCTTAAATCCGTGCATCATAGCTTCACCGGCAGGGCGTAGCAATTGCTTGTCGTATGAGATTGGGCCTTTGTTATTCTTAATCCATGTAGCAATACTCTTGACGAATGGCTGAACCTCTTTCATCCAGACATCTTTGATTCCGTCCCTGAATCCGAGCATGACTTGTGTGCCTGCGTATGCGGCTGCAACCTTGCCCTTCTTCAGTGTATCGGTAGCGCCGTTAAGCGCGGCGCGGGCAGCAGACCTAGCTCTACCAGCGGCAAGGCGCATACCAGCAGCAAAGCCGCCAGCGATAGCCATACCAGCAGCAAACGCAGATGCGGTAGCGATAGGCGTCCATAGCACGATGCCAGCAGATAGTCCGAGAACGCTTTCACGCCCGCGCTTCTTCATGAGGCCGGACGGTGATTTGATTTGCATGTACCGCGTGAACGAGCTATCAAAGACGTTCGCCATTGTCACGCCAGCTTTTTTCGCTGTAGGCTCTGATGCCTTAGTTCCTGCTAGAAGCCCCTGCGCAGATTGCTGTGCGTACTTAAAGAAGTTCTCTTTTGCTCTTCTCGGAACAACAGCCCTAGATTGTATGGCCGCTGTCTGCTTGGCAAGGTTGCCAATTGCTATTTCTATATTAGCCTTAGTTCTAACAAACCCATCTCCGCCGAACAGGAACTGGTTCTGCATACTAGCGGTTGCTTTGTTATACAGCTCTCTCTGCGCTGCTGTGAGTTCACCTACTAGAGCTGGGTCTCTAATAGCGTCCCTAACAGCTTTGATTTGCGGCTCTACTATCGAGCGCGGAGAGAATGGAGCCTTAGCATTACCAAGATTCTGTCCACCAATAGACACCCGAAGCTCTAGTGGGCTTTGCTGTATGAAGCTTCTCGCAGCCTTTATCTCGGCGTCAATCTTTTTTAAGAGCTGATTGCGCTGGTTCTTTGGAAGGCCGAGCGTAAGAATTGTATTGCGCTCTTTCTGAAGAACCTGTATCTGTCCAAGAACCGTTTGAACGGCTTCTTGATTAAGCCTTGGTGAGAACGCAAGGCCACTCTCCATCTTCTTGTTGAATTCAGAGAATGTGAACTGCCTAATCTCATCCAGACGCTTTGTCTGTAATTGCGAAAGCTTTTCACTGGCTTTAAGCTGGCCAATACCAAGGAGCGAGCGGAGGCGTTCACCCTCAGCATTTTTCAAAGAAGCCTTGGCGTATAGGTCTACCAGCTTCTTAGTTTCGTTGTTTACGCCAGCAATAGTCTTTGATGCAAGGGTATTAGCTGTACTCTTCTCAATCTCTTTGTTAGTTTCTTTGAGCTGCTTATTCAGCTCTTTCACGCTATCCTTGCTCTGCTTGAAAGCATCATTAAGCTTGTTCGCTGCTTCATCTGACTTGAAAAGACTGTCGCTTGCACTCTTTAGCTCAGAGCGAATATCCTTTATCATGCCGCCGATTTTAGGAATACGTTCAAGCGGTTTGAGTGATTCTCTTACAACATCAAGTATGAAGCCCGGTATGGCCTTGAACGGTGCAGACAGGTAGTCGAACATGCTGCCGCCGATAAGCTTGATGCCTTCGAGGAAGTCGCCGCCAAGTATTGCCTTCACTCCACGAGTGAACTTACCTATAGCCCCGAGTGTTGAGCCGACAAACCTACCAACAGCTCTGCCAAACGCAAAGAACGCTCTTCCCATGAATGAAAGCACGTCTGAAATAATCGGCTTGATTGCCTTGAACAAATCACTGAGCTTTTCAAAAGAGACAGAAAGACCGTCTATTACCTCGTTCGCATCTTTATTGCCTTTGAGCGATTCTGATAGACCCTTCTTGAACCCCTTGAAGACATTAGTGACTACTTGCACAGCAGCCACGACGAGTCCAAATACAACTGCAAGCTTAGAGCCTGCCTTTACAATTCCAGCGATTATCGGGCGAATACTTTTCAGTAGACCAGACAGCTTGGATATTCCCGAGAGCTGCCTTGGCGCGGCAAGCGCAGCAACGCCACTAGCAGCAGCAGCCTTGCTTTTTCCGCCACCAGCGACAAGTGTTGCGCCGGCAGCAGACTGTGAAGCAGCGACAGCGGCCTGAGCAGCAGCCATACCGCGTAGCGCGGTAGTAGTCCTGTTCACAACTTGCAAATACTGTGAGCCAGCGGTAGCCCATGAGGTAAGCGTGTTCGCCCATTTGAGTCCAATGATGGCGACCATGATAGCTTTTAGCTTTTCAAGCTGTGAAGCGAGTCCGACTATAGGAAGAACGAATAGCCTTAGCGCTTTACTTGTAAGGAAAAGCGTGACCCACGAACGTATAAACGCCCTGACAGCAGCGTCGTTCTCACGAATGAACTTAACAAGAGTGCCGAGCGCCCTGCCAATTCTAGGAAGCGTGTTTTCCGCAAATCTTCCTAGCGCCTCGAACGCCTTGCCAAGCACAGCAAAGAATCCCATGTTAGAGCCAGCGCCAAACGCCTCGCTCCTAAACTCTGTGAACATTCCTGATATACCTTTAAGGAATGATGCGTACCCCTTCTCTAATGAATTGAAGAATGATGCGCCTTCTCCACCAAACGCGAAGCGCTCGATAGCTGGAACGAAGTTTTCAGCAACAGCATTTCCTATAGCAATTGCCCTGTCCTCCAATTTTGTGAACAGGGATACAGAACCCTCCATCTCGCCATTAAGCTGCTTGAAAGTGTCTCGAAGTGAAAGGCCGATAGGCTCTGCCGCCCTTCGTGCAAGAGCGCCAATTTCGTTTGTAAACTGCTCAAACTGGAAGGAGAGTGTGTTGGTGAATACACTAGCCTGTCGCTCTGTTGCCCCAGTAGCAGACTTTATTTGCGCTTCAAGGGCGTTGATACCATCCATTCCCATAGAAGAAATCTGTGGAAGAATCTGGATAAGCCCTGCGCCAGACTTCTCAGTGAGGCCAAGTTCTTTACGCAGCCTTGCTAATCCTTGGCTACCCTCAGCCTCCCTAACCTTCTCGAATTGCTCGGCCATCTGGACAAGCGTTTTGGTGAATGGAATTGTTTTCCCGTTTACCCTGCCAACTTGTATGCCGTACTTCTCGAAGGCTGCGGTTGTCTCTGGTGTCTTGGTAGACGCCTTGTTTATTTCACGGATGAGGATGCCCATTTGCTCACCGGCTTTGAGGCCGCGAACATTGGCTTTCGCAAATAGCGATAGAATTGTTAGCGTCTGAGAAATCTCTTGACCATACGCCCTAAACGATGGCGCTGCCCTGTTAGCAAACGCTTGCGCAACCTCTGTGGCTGATGCGTTGGTAGCGTTCGATACAAACGTGAACTGGTCTGTAAGGCGGGTAAGGTTCTTCATCTCCTCACCAGATGCGAAGATCGAGCCGGTCAGATGCTCGGTCGCTTCAGCGAGGTCTATCTGTTCGTTTTGTGCAAACCTAGAAACAGTGCCAAGAGTTGATTCAATCTGCTTGATGTCTAGGCCGGCCTGTGCAAGAGCCTTTGCGCCCTCTGCAACCTCTGTTGTGTTGAAGATGGTCTCAATAGCAACCTGCTCAGAAACTCTAAGAATCCTGTCGCCAAGCTGTGCCACAGAGCGCTCAAATCCTTTTGCCCCATCTTCGCCGCGAGACATAGCCTCAACAAAAGCGTCTGATGCTAGAACGCCTACGGCGCGAGCCGCTGCCTGTTCAGCCCTAGCGAAAGAAACTATGGCGCTGCCCGATATAGCGGCAAACGAGCCAGCTACTCCTGCCGTGAAAATACCAAAGCCTGTTGTCAGCCTTCGCAGAATTCTCGTGGTAGTTGCATCGAACTGTGAAAGGTCGTTTCGCAGGATTCGTAGTGTAGCCCTGTGTGACCCTTGAATCGATGCTTGCGCCCGCTCATTTATGAGAACTCTTTGGGCTGCGAACCTCTGGTCTTGCAGGAGCTGCTTACTTCTAAAGCGAGCCTCCTCCATAGACTGAGCATCGAGGCCAAGCTTCTTCGCGGCAAGTAAGCGTCCTTCAGTTGAAGCAGCAGAGGAAACTCTGATATCAGCAGCAGCCTTTGCCTTGGCAGCCTCGCGCTCGATGACCTTCGCTGCTTCAGCTTCAGCCATTCGAGTTTTGTTCTGGTACAGCGTATCTATCCGTGCTTGCAGCGCGGCAGCAGTAGCAACAGCTTTAGCCCCAGCCTTGGCTATAGACTTCTCATCTAGGTCTATTGGTATATCAACTGGGTCGCCTTTGAGATTTACTTCAAGCTGCTTCACCTTCATGCGAAGCTCTCGAACAAGCTCCATTTTCTCGGTGTCTAGGTCAAGCTCGACACGAATCTTTGGCGGCTTAGTCTTCGCCTCTTTGAGTTTCCTGTTCGCATCCTTCAGCGCAGCGCGGGCATCTCGGGCTAGAACATTTAGGCCAACATTCAGAGTAGGCGGGTTCTTCAGCGTTTTAAGCTGTGCGTTTGCCTCTCTAATTGCAGCGGCGCCAGAGCCTCTTCGAACCTTCAGGTCTACAGGAATTGTGACAGGGTTTTTCTCAGCCTGCGCTTCAGCCTCTTTTTGGACAGACTTTACAGCGCCCTTTTTGAGATTCAGAACTACAGGAATATCGGCGACAACACCCTTTGTGGAGGACTCTATTGCAGCCTGAAAAACCTTCCTATCAACATCGGGAAGAAGTTCAACGAATAACCTACCTGCAATCTCACCAGCCACGCCCAGAGCCTACCCTTCACTATTAGTTGTCACTGACAGGTCTCCACTGTCGTCAGCTCCTATCGTGAAAGCGGGGGGCGCTTTGTCTTTTGAACCTTTGGTATTTGAGCGAGCGCCAGCACCGCCAGCGCGTCCAAAGAATTGGGTAAGGTCGCCAACAGGCTTCTTCTCGACAGGCTTGATATTAAGCCCGCCCTCTTCGCCCTTCTTAGCGGCAGCGATTCTCTTCTTCGCAGAAGCTTTAATCTCAACCATTCTCGGGTCGCCGAAGAATATCTCTTGGTATTCCTTCTCCCATACTTCTGGGTCGATTGTCTGCATTACCCATTCAATTACCAAGTTGCAGAACCTTCTACACGAAAGCCCCAGCAGGTCTGGTATCTGATGGTAATGCGCCTCTAACCGACAGTATGCGGCTCTTGTGATACCAACAAGAACCTCTATTTGGTAGGGGGGCGGCCTGATACCGCCTCTACAATGTCAGAGAGAACTTGTGAGATAAACTCTGCGTCTGCTGGGATTTCAGCAGATGTATCCATGAGAGCAGCAACGAAGTCGTCGCCATCTTTGCCAATGAAGGCAGAGCGGATTGCGCTAACGAACTCACGCATATCAACGTCATCGCCGTCTTGGATTTGGCCAGAATGAACCAAGAAGGCTGCTGGCATTGGAGTGACAAGCTTGTATTCCTTACCACGGAACGAATACACAAGCTCTTCTCCCCGAGCTTTGAGGTATCGTTCACGAAGAGCGTTTTCAGCGTCAGCGCCCACAACTCGCCGTGGAACTGCTGGAACTACTGGTGCAACGCCTAGAACTGGTTGGCCTACTGCTTCCTCTGTCATTACTTCCCCCTACATGTATTTTGCGGCTACTTCTCTCAGTGCCCGCCTGAGTATATCATATCCGTTGTATTTGCTTGTGGATTTGGCACCGAGATAATACTTGCCGTTCTCGCCTCTCATCATATACCCTTTTCGCTTAATTCTAAAAGGCCGGCTGTCGCGCATCCTCCCGCGCCTGTCTTTCCATGTAAATCTTTTTGAGTATCCGCGCCTCTGGTCTACAATCTGGCCACCCCTACTCTTCGTGCTTGAACGCTTTCCAGCAACTCCTCCCGACAATTTCAATGGGTCAAACTTTCCAGAAACCTGCCTGCGCTTCTTAGCCTCTGGGTCTCTACGGAAATACCTAGCCTGTGCAGATGCGGCGGCCTGATATTCCTTGCTGGCAGAAACCCATCCCTTAGCCCGCTTCTGTGAAGCTGTATAGCTTTTGTTCATCGCGTTTATACGCTTCGCGTTAGCGACTGATATCGGGATATGGAATGGCTTCTTTCGTGCCGGAACCTTGGCACCTTCAGCCCCAGTGCCGCGCTCAACCTTGTTCGCAGACGGAGCAAGGTTATACACAGCAACTCTCGTGTTCGACCCCTTGCCAGTGACAATAGCATTTGTAAATGATGACTGGTACTGTCTATCCCCTGCTCGCTCCCTGCGGAAAGCGTATGTTGGCCTAGGTGTGACCCTTCCGCCAACCTTCCTCGCCCTAAGCAGGCCGCCCTTGTTCCTTGGCCTGCGAGGATTCTCTGACGCTAAACCCTCAGCGGTTTCTGAGATGAGATTACCAATCTCTACAAGGTCTACTCTTACCCTGCGCGTCTTCTGAAGCTTAGTGACGCCAGCAGTTCCCCTGCCACCAACAGTGACTTCACGGTAGACAGTAGCCTTAAAGTTCCTCGATGCTATAAATCTGTTCCCCACTACGGCCTCCTAGCAGCATGAGTGGTGACGAGTAAAGGCAATTTCTATCGTAGCTCCATAGCAGCCGCCTGAAGCAGCCCTGTCAAGCATACCGCCGCTAACAGCGACCTCTTGACCAGTCCTAACATAATCCTTCAGCACTTCATATATGTTGCACATGACACATTCAAGCATGGTCTCAAAGTCTTTGATGAAGCAGCGGGCATCCTCGTCTTCAAGGATTGGGTCGAAGTCTTCCCCGAGATTCTTTAGACAGCACCTATTCATAGAGATGGTGAAGTTCTCACGCACCTTCATCAAACACTTCTCGCTACCACCAAGCATTGTTGAGCCATTCCAGTATGCAGCAATGTGTGAGCAATCTGCCGGCGGCTCTCCGGGTGATACGAAGACATCATAGGGGCAGCCATTGTCAGCGTTCTCGATACAATCAGATGCAACTGCGAGCAGGTCAGCTAGGAAAGAGTACCTGTCCATTAGCCATGCCTCACATTGCGAGTTGAGCGCAATGCGTCAAACATTCTGGCCTTTCGGCAGCGCCCATGAACAGTAAGAGCGTGGTCGATAATTGGGTTGCCAGTAAGACCTTGCGCGAGAAGCTGTACCACATCATGCACTTCTATATCTACGCCGCGTCTGGCAACACTACGAACGTGCGCTGGAAGAGCGCAATTGTTTCCACCATTACAAGCTTTCTTCAACTCACAGACAAGCTCGGCGCAGGCCATCTTCAGCTCAACAGGAGGCTCACGGCCAGTCGCGTACGAAACAACAACCTCTTCAGAAGCAGAACCGCTACTAAGCGGAAGTCCAAGATTGTTCGATGTCGGCCACGGAAGCCCGTCAGTCTTGACTACCCGAGCGTTCTCATCGAGGCGGTACAGTGAAGAGTCAAGCTCAACGCCGTTAATTGTCACGCTCTCCACAGAAAGAATCGGGAAGTCGCTGGTTAGCTCGATAGCGTAGTATGCGCCGCAGCCACAAGGGTTGCGATTACATGAGCAGCAATCAAGACACGGGTAAATAACCTGTTCACAAACGCCCGGATACCGATAGCATGTACGAGCATAGAGAAGATTTGATGCTGCAAGTATGAGCTGTTCGTCAGTCCATTTGAATACGAGGGAGCTGCTTTCACCATCACAATCGATGGATTCAGCCTCCCCCTCGCAACATAAATCAGATGGTTCAATCCAGCCAGCACCACAAACAGTTTTAGGGTCGCGGTAGGCCACATTGACCCCCTACTAGTCTTGTGCTGGAACTGTCACGAATCCGCATGTTCCTTCAAGAGTCTCAGTGATAGAGTCATCGAAGAACTCCATGTAGTGAGACTGTGTACCAGCAGGAACAGTAGCGAAATCGTAAGGGCTGTCGTTGAAAGGACCGTCTGCCCAGTTAGCAATCTCGGCTGGTGATGTTCGCCCTTCAAACTTGACGATTCGGAATGGGTCTTCCTTCTCATCTGTTGGAAGCTTGAATCGAACTTTTGGCAATACGATTCGGCGATACTTATGGTCAGCTTCGCAGCTTTCATCAGGTACAGTCTCGAACAGCTCAACGCTAATCCAAGGAAGGCAGTTGAGTCCTTCTACTTGATACCAACCGATGTTCTCAGAACCGTTGTTGATGAGCGTCTGGCCAGTAAGAAGATTGGTCAGCTCATAGTCTGGGTTGAGAAGTTCAAACTCAATGTTGATGTCTTTGAGTTCATCACACTTCTTGGTTTGCCAGCACTTCTTGCCGCCCTCGTTTTTCAGTACGGTTTCATCTCCGTCCTCAATGTTCTTTGTCATTACAACATTGCGGAAGCAGTTGAAGATGTATCCGTTGGTTGCTCCTGCAAGTGGAGCGTCAGAACATTCATCGACAAGCGCAATACGAATTGCGTCAATGTGTCCTGCTGGCAAACATACCTGTGTCATTATCTTTCCCCCTAGAAAGCATATTTGGCTTCATTCAGAGTATAGCCGTGAATGATGGGCTACTCTGCTGCGTCGCCCTCTTGCTCCGCCTCTTCTTTACTAACCTCTTTTACCGAGAGGACTTTAGATGTTCCGAGTGGCAATATAAGATGCTCAGAGCCGACAGAAAATGTTTCTGTGCCACCAGTTGTCTCAACCTCATACTTATGTCCGGCAGCTAGGACAAGGATTTCCCTGCCGCCATGCTTGATAACATCGCTCGCAGCCCCCGTAAGCTTCTTGGCAGAACCTTTCGGCGTGTAGCCAATAGACTTGTCCTTGCCACCAGCAGAGAAACTGGTATTCATATTACCTTTGCCCGGGATAACGACGTGAGCGCCTCCCTTGTAAAATCCAAGAACTTTCATGCTACTCCTGTCCTAGTATGGTTTCGCCGATGCTTCGAGCGCTGTAGCCAGTTCTATGTGCAAATAGCCTAGGAACGGGCACAACCACTACATGATGCCCCTCATTGGCATTAGCGTGGATTTCCTTTGTCGCTTCTGCTACAGCAGCATCTCTTTGCCGCATAGCAACCTCGCCACATTGAGCGCACAGCGTATCGTAAAAAGCTATTTGAGACATTAGACCCTCCACCAAGCGCCCTGCGCTCCGACGAGTTTTACAGACTCATACGGAGTGAGTCCGATATTAATTGTTAAAGCGTTGTCAATCAATGATGCGTCGATGGTATCAACAGTGACAGTACCTGTAGCGCCATTAACCTCTTTGAGAATTACAACATCTCCGTCGCCGCTGACCTCTGGTATTGTGATTGTGAACGGAGCGGCGGCAGCGTCATACAAAACAATTGTGCCAGCATCAGTAAGAACCGTGTTGGCAGACACTACGCCTTCTACATTGTAGATTACCCGCTCTGGAAGCTCTATTGCTGGGGAGGCGGCAAGTTCATCGATGGCAGCCTGAACGTCATCTGCAACAAGACCGCTGACAACATTGCTATAGCGCAGGGCAGATGCGTCTGTAAAGAACTGGTCAAATACTCCTCCGCCCATCTGCGGCTGAAGTATGCCCTCATTTAGATTGATAACAACACTCTGGATGAGGCGAACAAGTGTTGTTGCAGAGCTTACAAAAACATCATCAGCAAGGCTCGGTGTGTTGCCGCTCATGCTGTATGCAAGGAATCCAGCAAACCCGTCTTCTATTTCAACAACGGGGACGCCTCCGTATATTCCAACCTGAGTTGTGCTTGCTATTGCCGAGCCATCGGTGACGCCTATGACAAAAAATGAAGTTGTATTTGGAACAAATATAAATGGAGCGTTCGTGCTGGATATAGCACTGGCCCTTGCAATTGCGATAACCGTGTTCTCTGCAATGTAAATAGGAGAGCTGCTGCTAGACCAGAAAATGATGCCCTGCGTAATAACGCAGTTCACCATGCTTGTTATAGTCACACCATCAGTGAACTCGACCGGCATACTGAACGGGTTGCCGTTGCCAAGGAATGTGATATTGCTGAAATCCCACGCACCGGCAGGAACAGTCTCTGGCTGTTCGATAAGCACAGACTTCGGCCCTTCCACAAGAGCCATCGCGTCAAACATGTCCTGCCAGTTGTTATACCTGTTGCCCTGCTGTGTGCCAGAAGAGTTATAGATATATGTGACGTATGGGGCGCTTCCCCAAACCGCATCGCCATTCGTATCAGTGATGAGTATTTGTAGCGGGTCTCCGCCTTCAGGAAGCCCGCCTCCGCCGTTAGAACAGGAGCATGGAGGAACAACAGCCATCACAACCCCCTAACAAAGCTCAGTGAGAATTGCGAAGGAGCAGCAAGGGTCGAACCTAAGAATAGCGAGCCTTTCAAGAAGGACAATCTGCTCATTCTGGATATGCTCAAAATTAGCGATGTCGAACTGCTCGGCAACCGCATACTCCACTGGTCCGGTAGCATACAAATATGCCTGCCCATCAGTAGGCTCTGCGCCGCCAGTAGGAGCCTCGTTCGGGTAATCATCAACGATGAGCTTGTGCCCACCGATACGATACCCCTCGCCGTCAAACTTTACCAAATCATTCTTCATCAAGAATGGGAGCGCCACTCTAGGGGCGTGAATCCAAACTCCTCCGCCGCCGCAATCATCAGATGCAGAGAGTAGGCCAGCAACGCTACCAGCAATACAAGCAGGAGTGTCAGGCGTAATATCAGTAGCAGACGAAACAATGTCTGGGTTTCCAACATTCACATCAGAGAGAACAAGTTCATGCGCAAGTGAGCGGGAAAGCCCACGGGTCAAAGCGTTCTGCGCAAGCAGACGAAGCTCTGCCTCATCAGGAGCGCCGCTACAACGAAAACCGCTATATATGAGGAATGGGTCGAACTCTGTCGGCTCACCCTTATCAATGATGTTCTGCTTGTCCTCCCCATACGAACAGCCCCAGCGGTCAGCGCCGCCACAGCTAGGCGTAAAGGTCACACCACCAGACCAGTCGTATCCCGACGGTAGCTCCCGAGCGGCATCAGCGAGACCGCCCGGGGCTACGTCAGGAAGAATAGGTGGAAGGTACTTGTTAGTGACAGTCACCTAAGAACCGCCCTTAGCAAGCTTCTGGCTCTACGAGAGCTGTTGAGCCGCCAGTACCAGCGCCTGTGAGTTCGAGTGTGAAGCTCGGCACTTCTGGAACCATCTTCTCAAGGAACTCATGTCCTTCAAGGAAGTATTGCACTTGGTTCTGGAGAGTAAGAGCCGCGTCACGCTGGAAGCCAGCCTCAACAAGAACGCTCTCGCCTCGTGTGTACGCATTGACAGGAACGATGTTAAGCGTCCATGTGCCGATTGCGGTACAAGGGTCGAAGGCTACAGTGCTGCCCGGGTCTACATAGAGACCAGCAGCGGCAAGATAGTCAGCTTCTGCGGTGACATCGGCATCCATTGCCTGTACGATTTGACCAACGCCAAGCTCTCGGAGCTGTGCTTCGATTGCAGCGCGGTTAGCGCCACGAGAGAAGCCGCGTCGATGTTCGTCAGCGATAAGCGCTTCCATCATTCCGGGAGGAAGGATGAGAGCGTAGTCGCCCCAGTTGATGCGGGTGCCGTAGCCTGCAACAGCCACAAGATGACCGAGTACAGCTTCAAGCTGGTTAAGCAGGCCAACGCCGTTGCCAAGGCCATAGGTAAGAACCGTGCTGTCTGCGCGAAGCGTGTTGAGCAGTTCTTGCTCTGCGGTTCGTGCGTACACGATTCCAAGCTTTGTGATGAAGTCATCAATAAGCTCTGGATGGCTGATTTGCTGGAAGATAGAATGGCGACCAGCAGCAACGATTGCGTATGGGTCTACCTGTGTTGGCTCTTGGCAGGTAAGGTCTACATACGGCTTCCATGTTGATGGCGTGTCAGCTTCAACAGCAGCTTGGTCTACACACGTCCACTTGGTCACGCCGGCAGCTACGTCTGCGAGCGCAAGGCCCTTGACATAGTTGAATGGACCTTGTACTGGAACAGCGCGGAAGAGGCTGGCAACAGGGCGAGCATCTTCACCAACAGAGCGAATTGTCTTGTCAGTCTCGAACGGGCCGCAATAACAAGCTGCTTGGATTGGCGATGCAAGAACAGCACCTTTCTCTGCTGCCTGCGACATGATGATTGTGTTCTCAATCGCGCTGTTGCGACCAGATACAATCTTCTGCCCAGCAATCTCTCGGTTGATGTTAGCGAATGAATACCGCCCATCACCACTCTTAGAAGCTAGTCGGTGAACTCGCTCCCAGTCAGAGACTTCCATCTTCGAGCCGACGCTCATTCCGTAAGACGAGCTGGAAGCAATGATTGTCAATGCTGGACCTTCGCCACCGCCATCGAGGTTCTGCTTTTTTGGTGCAGCGCTCTGCACGGCAGCAGCAATCGCCTCTGGCTCTGGGGTTTCGGCTGGTGCCTCTTCCTTAGCTGGCTCTTCAGCAGGAGCTTCAACTTCAGCAGGAGCTTCCACTTCTTCAGCGGGAGCCTCTTCTTCAGCAGCCTTTGGAGCTTCTGGAGCTTCAGCGGTCAGCTCTGCTACGAGCTTTGCGTCTTCAATCTTTGCTTCGAGTGCGATGCGCTCATCTCGAAGTGCGCGAAGCTCTGCTCGCCCATCTTCATCGATAACGTCTAGCTTGGCGATTTCACCAGCTCGCGCTCGGATTTCTTCCATTCGTTTTAGTAGCTCTTCCACCGAAGTCTCCCCTTTTGTTTACGGCGTTGCGATTCGTTCAGAGTATAAGCACGAATCTTTTATCGTTGTTGTTTATTCGGACAAAATAGCAGCGGTTCGCGCAGCGACAAGAGTGGCGACAGCTTCCTCTAGCGCGGCGATACGAACAACAGCATCGTCAATCTTTGCCATTACAGCTTCGTCCATGCCACCTTCTTTTCCGCCCATATCGGCAGAAGCGGTAATGTTGGCACCATCACAGTCACAGGCTGAAGCTTCAACCTTTCCGCATGGGCACTTCTCTTCCGCTTTTTGACAGTCGCATGGCGCAGAGCCACAAGTTGTTTCTGGCATGGTATCCCCCTGTTGCTTTTCAGTCACAGCATACATCGCAAGTATATTGCCATTAACATCCATAGCGGTAGCTGCAATGGAACCTTTTTCTGCGCGGGTCATGACCCCTTCGGCCCATGACTGTCCAGCATCTCCACCCCACAGCTCCCACGCTACTTCACCCGGAGTCGGCTTATCGTCTTCACGGTTCTTTGCCGAGCGGTCTACGCTGTGCCGAGCAAACCATGCCCGCATACGGGTCAGCTTGTCTAGCGATTGCTTCTCGCCAGAAGCCATGCTCTTCGCTTCTGATACAGTCTTTGGCCTAAGCCCAGCCCCAGAGTGCCCCTCTTCGTGCCATTTAAGTCCACGCTTTACGGCTTCGACAACGCCAGCCGGCGGTGAGAATGTTTCTCCAGAGCTGATACTCGCAGCTATGTTCTGCATCTGCCCGCTTGTCAGTGACACGTCGCCAGCGTTCGCCATCGGATAGCCGGGAATGTTCACGAAGCAGGCTCCAGCAAAGTCATAGCCGGATTCGCTTTCTCGCCACGAGCCTAGCCACCTCCAGTCGCCAGAGATGGGACTTGCGCGAATCTTTGCAATATCGAGTTCGTTCACGTCTGGCCAGAGTGCGCCGGCAAACCATAATCCCTTATCATCTTCGCCATAGCGAACCCGCATTAGCTGGGTATTGGTATTCTCATAGAATGATGGGACAGCAGCGTTCGCCTCATCAAGCGATGCGTGTCCAGCACCGCCACCGATATTCGCTGTGGCAATTATCGTTCCGTCTTCCAGCTCTGTCTCGCCTTGATGCGCGTAGCCGTAATCAGACGGAGAACCCTTTGGTGGGCGTAGGCAACCTTCGAGTCCAGAGTGGCACGTATCCCATAACGCTATGTATCCATAGACTCGGCCATCTGCGGTGATTGTGATGCGGCGGTCTGTTGGTATCTCTTCTGGTGGAGAGAACCATTCGGCTGGTGGTTTGATTGGGATATCCATACCCATAGAATAACCAAAGGGGGAAGCCAGCAGCAGCTCCCCCCTTGTGGCACCCTAGGTTGGTACGTGCCCCCCCAGACACAGGCATACTATAGCAGATGCCCTTTTACCTTTCTAGGTTCCGGTCTCCTACAGGCTCCCCCTCCGAGTCTCTAAAGTTCGAGCTTGGCATACGAACGGCTCCGTCTGGCTGATTGCCGAGCCTGCCTGTAGAGCGCGGGTCATTGGCGTGTGGATGAATAAACTTGTCGTCCATGCCAGCGTAATGCAGCGCTCCTTCTCCAGATAGTGCGCCTGTTGCAAACATTCTGATAGCCGCGTCTGTGCGGTCTGGCTTCACGACCATCTCGGTGGCATCGACAATGACGTGCGCATCACCCTTGTCTCCAAGGTTCTTGGCTGTTGGATACACAAAGTTTTCCTCTACTGCCTTAGCGATGATATCGACTATTGGTATGAGGTAGTAGTTCGCTGTGTTCTGGTCTACCTTCCAGCCGGCCCAGTGATTCGTTCCGCCCATGCCGGTGATTACTTCTGTTGGCAGGTCGATGCCATCACCGTACCTCTTGGCATACGAAGACATGCGCGAGGCGAAAGCGTCTGCATCGTCAGCCCGCTCTGTCATGAGATGACGAAGGCCGTCAGAGAATTCAGAGCTACCAAACATGATGACAGGAACATAAGCGTCCTGCGTGTCCCTATCCCTAATGCTGTCGCTCATAGCGCCGCGAAGCCGCTGCTCGAAGTGCGCCTGTGTTCCCGGCTCTGGCTCTCCGCCGTCTAGGTCAGGCCCTTCAACAAACTCATCATTTGGAATGTAGATGATTCCTGCGCCTGCAAGGCGACTGGTGCCTATTGCTGTATCTGCAAGCTGGTGGACGTACATTGCTTCGAGTACATCTAGGAGCGCTTCATGTGTAGACCACGCCCTGTCTTCTCTGTCTGGGTCTGGCCGCCATACGCGAAACCACTTCCATTCATTGCCGAGCGGAGCCATCTTCCCATTATCACCACGTACGAGAAGCGGTTTGTTCTGGTTCTCGTACTTGTAGTCGCCCTTGCCGATAACCTTCCAAGCTGTCTTCTTTGCTATACGATCATATCTATAGGCGAGTATTACTTCTCCGACTAGGAAGATATTTGATGCTGCCCTGCCAATGTCTAGGCTCGATAGCTGCCGCGTTAGCGCGCTGTCATTTGTGCCAGTGCCTGTGCAGACAAGCCTACATTTCTTTGTCGTGTTGTTTACGAAGAGCGATGCGTGTGCAACCTCTGGGATGCTTTTGCGAAAGGCGAGTGTTCGCTGCTGCCAATTCTCGGTGCGGCGGATTATCGACTCTGGGTTTGCTGGGTTTCCCCCGCGTACCACGCCACCACTTGCAGCTACGATTGGCGGCTTACCGCTAGTCTTTTTTCTTTTGTCAAATATCCCCATGCCCATATCCTACTCTAAAGGCGATGACGGGACTCGAACCCATGTTGCAGGTTTTGCAGACCTGTGCCTAGCCGCTCGGCCACATCGCCATGCCCCTAGTATAAACGAAAGCCCCCATCACTGGGGGCAATCGCCTATCACGTAAACATCCTCTTCACCACCAATCACTATAGCTTACGTGGCGCGAGATGCAACTCATTCGCATATCATGATACTAGCATAGCTTTCCGTCTTGCCCGCCTCTTCCTACAGTAGCAGGCTGCGCACATTCCCCTGCCAGCGTGTTTGCTTTCAGTTGTTCCACACTCTACGCAATGCGCATGATACCTACTCCATGCAGCGTCATCGAGTGGCGGTACATAGTTTGGGTCATTGCGGTGCGGGTAGCAGGTGTGACAGTAGCCAGCAGCCATGTGCGGCCTCTTTGTTCGCAAGCATTTCTGGCAGTAGTCGTATTCACTTGCCCACCTAAGAGCGCCTGTCTTGTGTGGGTACAGCTCATCTAGGTAGCCGTGTTCCCCTAGGCCGGTGAGCAGCTTGTCTACTTTTTCTAGGGTGACTCCTTTGCCCAGTGTTTGCCGGTAGCGTATCTTCCTGACGAACTCATGGTGCAGGCCAGCGCTTTCACAGATGTCTTCGTCTGTGTATCGAGAATAGTTCTTGTCTAGGAATTCTATGATTGGCGTAGGGCTGACGCTTTCCCGCATATCCCTCTGCCTGCTGCTGGCCTTTGCCCTGCGAACACTATCCTTGTACCGAGCGCGTGAGCGCTTAATCCTTGCCCTTTGCTCCTTAGGGTTTTGCCTTCGCTCTTTTCCTATATCGCTATAGCACTTCTTGCACCTAGGGATTAGGCCGTGCGTTGTACCGCTTCCTTTCTGATGGTAATAGTTTTCTCGTGGCTGCCAGTCTAAGCAGCGGGTGCATCGGTAGATGGTTTCTCCTTCTACCTTCTTATGGAGGAACGGGTGCATAGCCTTCTTTGTTTTAGACACTACTGCTACTGCTGCTGCATCGAAGTAAACGCGGCCACCCTCTTTCTTCCTACCTATCATCCCCCGAGCTGCCCACCGCTCCAGTGTTGATGGGCTGACCTTATACTTCTCGGCTACATGTTTGGTGCGCATCCACTCAGTCATCTCGCATCACCACCCGTACTCCCTTAGCCCGTAGGCTGTCTAGTTCTTGTAGCCATAATGATAGTTCTCCGCAGATATGCACTTCATCTGCTACGTCTATGCCCCATAAACCTTTCGGCTGGCTGACGATGGTTGCAGATGTTGGGCTTGCTGGCAGGTGCTTCTTATCTTGGTCGCGGCACCATAAGGCTCTTCTTTGCTGAGTGGATGCGTAGTATGTTTTTCTCATTGCAACATACTACACTAAGTCTTCTTCTGGGGGAAGTGTCTGGCCGTAGGAATTGGCCTGAAAAATTTTTCGGGGTGTCCTGTTTTACACGCGAAATATAATGAACCCTATAATGATATATCTCATGATATCTACTAGCATAATACCTATCATGATATACAAAATATATAATTAAGCATCATAATATATAATTAAGCATTATAGTTCATAGACAATATCATGACCTATTAATTAAAAAAAGATATCATGATAGTAGTTTATCTAAAGCATTATAGTTCTTATTCAATTCATTACCCAATAAATTAAATAACTATCATGATAGTAGTTTATCTAAAGCATTATAATTCATTATAGGCTTCAACGCCCAAGGATATAGTCTGCGAGTTCTTTACGCTCAATGAGCGTTGAGCCAAGTTTATGCTGATAGTTTCCTTGACGGTATCTCCGTGCGCTATAAACCCAGCGCTCTAAGTCGCGCACTCTCCAAATGCGAATACCTGATGGAGATACATAGAAAGGCTTAGGGAAATTGTAATGCTTGAATTTTCCTTTGCTGCCCATAGAGGAGATAAGCTGATTGCAATACACAAGGCTTATCCCCAGAACAGCAGGCAGCTCTGATTGGAAAACAATAGAATTGAGTGGAACACTCTTCATCATCGTATCGCCAGTATGAATCATATACACATGATAGCACAGAGCGATACAACCATATACCAAGCACTATAAATCGCAAAAACATTATAGGAAGCAGAAGGAAGAGCAGAGAGAATCCCTATAATGAAAGAGCTTCCATATAACAAACTGGAAGAAGTGCAAAGAGTAGTAGGGGAAATGAAAAAGGGAAAATGAGTGTTTTAGCCAGCTCCCACTTGTCTTTCCCTCGGCTGGCTTTTGGTGTGTTAGTACCCGAATTGTTGGAATTTGCAGGGGTTTTATATTGCGTAATTGTGAGTGTCTTCCATCGCAAATTCGCCGATACTATAGGTGTAAGGTCAATCACGATTGACACTATTGACGGGAGATATCGCGATGCCTAAATTAACGAGCGAACAACGTGCCCGCCGGCGTGACGCCAAACGGGTTGAATTAGCGTATCCTGAGCTACCGGATACTATGCGCAATTCACCTTTCAAGCGCAATTTGCGTAGTGAGCGCGATATACGCTTGACTAGCGGGTTAGGCGCACCAGATATGAATTCACGCAGTACGCGCAAGGTTCCTCGCACGGACGGGGATTCTGGTAGGTACTTGCAATACCGCGCCAATTAGCTAGACGACAATTCAAGCCCCCTACGGGGGGCAACCATGATAACCGTTTCCGGCATGGTACGAGAATTCGGAATTCCCGAATTGTAGTGTAGAATTCAATTTCACGATTGAATTGTACGGTGCAATTCCGCGCCGAATTAAACTCAACGAGAGGATATATGACATGAGCAATTCAATCAAAATTTTCGTTTCTACAGGAAACGACGCTGCCCCGCAAGTATTGCGGGCAGTAGCATCACCAACAATTGCGGTCGATGCTTGTAGGTCAGTCATCGCACAACAATTGGGCGATGAAACGGCAGACAAATTATTCGGAATTCGCGTACCCACTGAGCGCGGTTTCAAGCGTTCCGCGATGGAACGTGGAATGATTTCCGGCCTACGTAGTGGGGAAGGTTTCGCTACTATGGCCGGTGGCATCACGGTGGCCGCCGCCGCCGATATGGATACGGCTATCGACGCTATAGCGGACGTTGAGCGGTTGGCAACGATTGGCCGCGATATCCTAACCTATTAGCCTATATGCCCGTGGTGGGGATTCCTGCCACGGGTATTTTTTTGAAATTCGCGTACCCGTCAATTTGGCGGGTATTTTTATAGCGGGAATTCCGCGCAACGGCCAAATTTTTGGGAAGGAAATTGTGAACGTATATCTCACCTATAAGCCAATTGGCGTGAACCGGAAAATTTTCCGTACACGTGAAACAGCAATTCGAGGGGCTGCATGGATACGTGCAGAGAAAGGAATGAAAATTCTATGGAAGGACTAAGTACATACTGGGTTTGCGTGGATTGCTACATGCTACACGTAAACAATGAATTGCCGGACGGCGTGACCGAACATAATTTTTTGTCGAATTTGGTCGATGAAGAATTGTATACCGGCCTGCTGTACGAGGAACATTCGTGCGGAAAGAAAATTGATGACGATTTTAATATCGGGTGTGAGTGCGAACACCAAGAATTTTCTTGGAGTACGTGCGACGGCTGTAGCTCAACACTTGGCGGGCATAGGTTCGCCATAACGGGAAGGTATAAGTATGCGAAATAAATTTAAGTCAAACGGATTCATGAGTCAGGAATCAATTTATATTGCCGACAAAATCGGTGATTCAAAATACTACACGAAGGGAGGATTCCTAAATTCGTATTCACTGGCCTGCGGATACATAGAATCGCTGTGGGTAGGCGACCATAGGATTTCTATGGGATTCGAGGGCTGTTTCGACGTAAAATTTGCCGGAAATCTTCACGGCGAATATATCCGTATATGGGAAGGATTCGATTCTATAGGCGAGGCTAGGGTAGCGTTCCTACGCCTATGTAAATGGGTAATCGCTGCATCTGGGAAAGATGAAAGGGAATTTGTTCGATGAAACCTGAGACACCTATTCGCAGAATTCAATTCAACGATGACATTGAAATTGAAGTCTATGTAAATGGAATTGCCACAGTCTGCGTAGATTTTGGCGATTATGTTAGCTGGCGCAAATTCATGTGCTGGGAAAATGAAGACGAGCTGCTAGAGATGGTAGCAGACTACATAGAAAGGGTGAATGATAATGGATAAGACGCTAGAAATAATTGCCAGTATGTTCAAGCAAAATACTGGGGTCGCGCTATGCGATAGTGGCGGCCACAATGGGCGCGGCTGGCAACGTCGCGCAGATAAATCACTAGAGGAATTAGCGCGTAGCTACGGGAAAATTGATGCCTATGGCTGGGTAGATAAAGAGGGTAAGAGCAATCTTGATTTCTACCCTGTTGTCAATACAATAAATTGGCTCAACGATCGGCTATGCTACGACGATGACCTGAATAGGCTCATGGATTTATTCATATCGCAAGACGAAGATATGGATTCGTGGGAACAAAAATCTTCGTATGAGCTTCGAGAGGAATTTCCTGCATGGCTACACGCTAGAGCAAACGAATTCCTAGACGACGGCGGATCGTATTGTCCGGTGACGGACATAGAGCTAACAGAATTTCTTGAAGATGAAAGCTCTGAATGGGGAATCAGTGACCCTATAACAGAAAATTCGTACAACTACGACAACACGCTCGACAACATAATTTTATTCACAGCGTTTCAGGGATACTGTGACGCGATTGTGATTCTACAGGTACACAACGGGGCAGATGCTAGAGGCGGGTACACGATGCCGAAGGTATTCCGCACCAATGACAGTGATGGAATCTACGGTATGCTTGATTTCAATAGGGCTACTGTGTACTGCAATGAGTGTGATTCAAACTGGGAATCTGACTACACTCTAGGCGACATTCAAAATCTGCCAGCAATAATTTGCGAGAGCAGTATCGAAGCTGCTGCCAGAGCGAAAGGCTCATGCGAGAATCGTATCGAAGAGCTGGATATATCGAAAGCAGACTGGCATCACATTGTCTACTGCAAGGAAACTGGGCAAGTATATTGCCCGAAATGCGGAGAGGGAACACTGGGGGCATCATCATGACAGAAACACTATCAATGCTAGAAATGAAAATTGATTCGTGCCTGCGAGATGAAAATTCTGGTGCGTCAGTATTCGACATGTTGCCAGCATGGAAAGCTGAATATGAGTATGTAAACGGAATCGAAGTAGAGGGTAGCGGCGGACTGACGCTACTCGACCACTATATGCGAATGGCAATGATTGATTCTGAATACGATGAAATCAAATACGTTCATGACGATTTTGTTATGAGCAGAATCGGTAGGTGTGTGTTCACACTCAACGGCTCAGGATTCTACGCAGCATGTCTGCATGATTCCATTGCAGACGCAGAAAAATTCATGAACGAATACTCGGAGGATACAGATGAAGTATAAGGTCGGAACAATAGTAAAGAAAGTGAACGGCGTAGATAATTTTCTAGCGTTCAACATACCAGACAAGGTTGCGTATAAATGGATACGTGAGAATGGAGATGACGAGCATAGATTCGTACCTACGCAGGATTCTGATATCTATTACGATGATGAGGTGTCGTATAAAGAATTGTGTGTGACGCTCGACAATGCTGGGCATAGGGATATACAGCCGCCAACGATACGCAATAAGCGCGAACACCTTTACAATGAATTGGCTGACATCGCTGGCAGCATACTGTTCGCTTGGCTGAAAGAGCGTGTTGGATTCAATGGCTCTACAAATCTTGCCAAGAGCATTGAGGAAATAGCAGACCACGAGTACGGCATAGGAACAGCCAAGTATATTTGGGCTGGGATTGTTGCAGAAATCTACGACTATGAACCAGATGTATGCACAATCGCCATTGTGCAGTATCATTACATAAAGCTCGACGAGGTTCCTACACAACTAAAGGCAAGCGCAGTAGATGACTACTGGGAAAAGTACGGCAATGAATAGCGTAAGGGAAATGATGATAGGCGAAATGATACTTGGCCTAGTGCAGATGAAAATTTTCTGCAACATCACGGGCAAGGTGTTGGACTACAGGACATGCAAGGTGTTGTTCGATAAAGACGGTCTGCCAGAAGATGTTATCCATGAATCTGCCGAAATACCATCAGAGATTGTGGAAACACTGGAAGGTCTTGGCTACACAATCAAATCACAGAAAGGAAAATGATATGACCTACTTAGACACATTGATGGAAGAGAAAGGTATTGATGACTACGATAGCTTCACCTTCGAGCATGATGGAGAAATGCACATCATGGAATATGGGTACATTCGGCAGGCTATCAACAGTGCGTCAAAGAAAGAACAGGAGGCCATACATAACACGCTACGGCAAATCGATTTCAGAAATGGCCGCGTAGAAAACTATCTAAAGCACCTTGCGCGAGCATTGGTATAAAGGGAAAGGAGAACGAAAATGATGCAGTATAGCTTTACAATCACAATAGATGGAGATGACCTTGAATATACAGAGCTTCGTCCTGCACACTATGATGACGAAGACTTCGACCATGAAGCGCTCGACGAGTTCATGGACAATGTTGTGTCTATCATGGAGGAATCCTATCAAGAGAGTAGCTTCTACAACGACCTGAGAGAAGCATGGGCGTATGCCAAGACCTGCGCAGATAAGCCCGAGCTTCACCACCCCGACTGTGACTTCAAGGTTTCTTCGGACGCTAAACATGCCGCTGAAACCTTTGGCACTGACGAGAAGATAGAAGTCCACGAATGTAATCTTGGCTGCTTAGGAGGAGAATAGAAATGGAAGACCTATGTATCAACTGCGAGCGACCGGAAGAAGAGTGCGATGACGAGTATGTTTGTCTGGAAACACAGGCGTACATATCCCTCATGGACGTTTTGAAAAAACATGTTCCACAAGAGGCTATGTCAGAGGTTGATATGGCTTTAGCAAGTTGGGGCGAAGCCGTACAGGAGCTAGGGCACTTCAATGGCTTATAGCTCGACTTACCAAAAAGGATAAATCATGAACATCGACTACCAAGTAAAATACAAAGACGCTATACGAGAAGCCAAGCTGCTCCTATCTGACAACGGTGAGAACCCAGAGTATGACAGAGGTGTGGTGGAGATTATTGCCTACCTGTTCGATTTGGGCGATGAGCCAACCACGCAGGTGTGCGCAGATTTGGGGCTATCTTATCCAGAATATATCCCCTCGCTTGTTGAAACGGTTGAGGTTGCTGCTTCAAGAGTACACCAAGAGATAGAAATATACTCAGCAAACGAGCTGGTATCAGGAACGCCCATAGCTTGCGAGCTTATGAATATGGCGAGCGAATGGGCTGACATGTACCCAAACGCAAAGCAGGCGTATGCGGTAGTAAATAGGTATCGACGAGAGCTGGCTGAGTTGGCAGAAAAGAGCAGAGTATGAATATCGAAGAGCTACATGAAGAGATAAGCAACTCGAAGCCTATTGGCTGCTGGCTAACAGGTGCAGACTATGAAGCAGAAACCATAGACATGTTCGCAAGAATGAGAGATGGAAGAAAGATAGTTGCAAGATTCAACCGCAAGCAATCTTTCGTAAGCCTCTACGTCGAAGAGATGGGACAGCTACAGCATAAGGAGTGGTACAAAACACCAGCAGAAATTATGCTATCACTGTTCGGGTACTTCAATGCCCTGCCCATAGATGTAGACGAGTTCGATGGTGATGAACGCTTCGATGCAATGGAAGACTACATTGAAGAGGCATACAAGAAAGTAGGTATCAGGAAATGAAATACAAGAGCGATGTACGCAAAAAAGAATACAGGGATACAAAAAACTATCGACTGGTACAAGTAAGTTATGGTCTTAGGTATATCAAGGGGAACCAACTACCGTACTTCTTCGCTGTGGGTAGCGCGTGGGAGTATGGGAATCTCTCAGCCAGTCCGAATGTTGCCGGCTATTTGTCTGACCTACGTGAGATTGATGATGAGCTGAAGCCATTCGTACAGCTACATCTCAGTGACACAGATGGAGTTCCGATACACGCCATAGATAATGGTTGGTACTGGTATCACGGTGGAAAATTAGAAACCTGTGCAGACGCTCTAAGAGTGAAGTTATCAGACCTGCCTACTGGTATGGAAAGCAAAAAAGAATTCTCAGAATTCGTAGACACCCTACGACCTACATGGAAGGAGCTGGCTACCGAAACAATCCTCAAGCATGACCTCAAATACACAGAATAACAATCAACTGAAAGGAGTTATGACATGGGCTGGACAAGCGCATATAAACCAGAGCGGCTAACCGCAAAGCAATTTATTAGTGAGGAGCTAAACGCAAACGGCTACGAAGTAGTAGCTGCATCATCTAAGGGAAGCACAGTGTACGCTGCCGTGCGTCACCCTGAAGGATACGTATTCGGCGTAGTCACAATAACATCTACTCGAAAGATTGATGGGTTCAACTTCTCATGGAAGATGATGGACGAATCTGAAGGGCCGAACGAATCTGAGATGCCGAAGAGTGTATTCGACAAACTCACACCGCTAGACGAGATGCCAACAGCTTCTGAGTATGCTGCTGAGTGGAGGGAAAGGGTGAAGGTGAACCTGTCAAAACCCAAAGTATCGCTGGCTGTCGGAGATACGGTGCTTGTATCAGAAGGTATCAGGATAACTAATGGCGATACGGTTTACAGCTTCACGTTTCTAGGAGGCTACGAAGCTGAAATAGAAACACGCGGAGAGCGGCTTCGTCTGCGGCTACCAAAAAGCTGGAAGCGAATGTTCAACTACACCGTAGTACCGCAAGGGCAACAGTCCAATGCTGCGGGATAGAACCTACCAAGCCTACATAATAGGGCTAATCATTGGTTATGCGATAGGCAAGCTCTAACAAACATCGACGGATAACGAAGAGCAAATCCCCATCACAAACCTTAGCCAGCCCAAAGGTAGGAAGCGCATGACAGCTATTAATTTTCATTTGAAAGTATCATGATACTCAATGAAATATAACAGCAAGAAAATTACAAAAGTGTAAAGTTCGTCATATCTATAAATCATTATAGACAAGGACTTGCGCCGCACACATAGCTGGTATCTAGCCGTCGTCCACCTGCAAGATATTGCTACCTTAGCTCGGTTCCGTATTCCACGGAAAGTGACCAACCTGAATCGCACTAGGCAACTATGGAGGGATATGAAGTAAGCAAGATAGCACATGATAGAAATGCGAGTCAAATTACTGTATGCTACTTACAAATAACGGAAGGGAACCGTAATGAATATCGAAGACCAAATGATAGACGAAGCTCTAGCCTCACCAGAGTTCGCAGCGTACTCGGCAATCAAGGAAACCAAGAGGCTTGCGGAAATCTTATGGCACATAATGCCAGATTCTTCTGCTCACCAACGAGCGAAGTATGCACTCATTCACCTACAATCTGCTGAGTATGAGATGGAGGCGGAGCTAGGCAAAGCAAAGACGCTGGCAGGTGATTGATATGCCAGACATCTATAGGCCATCAGTGCCTGTCGGCGAATGTACTACGCTGGTAGAAGCAAGCGAGAAGATGAAGTGCAGCTCAACAATGTTGATACAGCATAGGCGCAGAGGAACAGAAGGATTTCCAAATCCTGTAGCAAGGTTTGGTAGGTCTATCCTCTACGTTGAGTCAGAGCTTGAAGCTTTCTACAAGACTATGTGCTGGAGGCAGGCAGACAAATCAATACAAGAGCTAATCGGGGGGTAGCTATGGAAATAATCGCTGTCATATTCGCAATACTAATCCTAATGGAGTTATGATGTTCACAAATCAAGACCTAGAATTCAATCCAAAATCACACAGGTATAAGGTCAAAGACTCTAAGCCTGCAATCTATGTTCCATCTGTGACTACCATCACAGGGCTGCTGGCAAAAAACTTTCTAGTTGAGTGGGCTGCAAGGGAGTCTGCAACTGCGGCTGTGTTGGCTGCGATAGAACATGAAGGCGGCATCGAGGAATCGACCATCGATTCATTCATCAATGCTGGTAGACAGGCTCCAAGAGATATGCGAAAGCATGGGGCTGATGTTGGCACGATAGTTCACCAGCAGATACACATGATGATGCAGCCCGGGTGGATGCCAAAGCTAGAAGAGGTTCCAGAAGAGCTTCCAATAGAATCGGAGCTGGCGATGGAAGCGTTCGATACATGGCACTCTGAGTTTATGATTGCAGAAGGTATGGAGCCTGTTCTTGTAGAGCAGATAGTTGCTCACCCGAGCGGGCTGTACTGTGGGACATTCGACCTGCTCATGAGCAATGGTGAGAAGACTGTACTTGTGGACTTCAAGACAAGTAATCAGTCTGAATCAAATCCACTTGCGATATACCCAGAATACTTCTTTCAGATTGCTGCATACTATAAGGCTGTCATGGACGGGAGGGTAATCGTAGGGGAAAATGTTGGAGTGATTGTAGACAAGATTGATGAGGCGCAGATAGTTGCGCTGGGCAAGAACGGCCAGCTTGGAACGACCACTCTACAAAGAGATGAGCTTGAAGAATATAGTCAGTCATTCATGAAGGTTGCCGAGCTATATCCCACGTACAGAAAGATAGAGCGTGAGATACGAAGGCTCAACAAACAAGAGGCTACGCACAGAGCGGAGCTACTAGAAACCATAGGAGAATAACAATGGCAGATAATGTCGATAGGCAAACAACAATGCACTTGGAACACTTCAGGCCTGCTGGAGATACCACTCCATATATTCAAATAGTTGGAGAGCCTGCTGACAGAGCTTCACTATTTATGAAGCTCGCTCAACTCAATAAGAGCTTGAAGAAAATCAAGCACACTGGGAACTTCGACGCTGGTAATACTAAGTATAGCTACGCAACTGAGTCAGATGTTATTGAGCCAATAGCAGCGGTGCTTGGAAAGGTTGGACTAGCAACTGTTCCAAATGTCGTTGAACAGTGGTGGCACGATATACCAAGTAAGTACAACATCAATAGGGTTTGCACGGTTCATGCGCAGCTTCTCATTGGTGACACTGATACTGGCGCATATATCGTAGCGCACACATACTCAACAGCAGCAAATGGGGACAAGGCTTCTAACGCTGCATTTACCACGGCAATCAAGTACCTGCTTGCAAAACTAACATTGGTTGCTTTCGGAGATGATGCTGATGAATACAGCATTGATGGCAAGAAGGCGGCAGCCCCTCGCTCTGCAACAAAAGCCAAGCTCGACGCTCTACACAAGAAGGTAAAGGAAGCTGGAGCTGAAGATGCTGTGAAGAAGTACCTGAAAGACAACACTGTTTCTTGGAGCAAGATGACAGAGCAGCAGGTGCAGGACGTAGAAAAAATAATCGAACAAGGAAGCTGACGGTGGCAGACAAGTACGCCCATAAGAAACCATACAAAGAGAAGGTGTTGCCAAACAAAAAGCTTAGGCAATGCTTTAGTGTATCCGGAGCATCAAAGGCGGCATACCCAAATATAACGGTAGCCAATGAGTACGCTGAGAAGTATGGTCTTAGGGCGTACTTGTGTCCCGTATGTAGAAAATATCATTTGACAAAGAAGGGAGTTAGTTGTGATTAGTGAGCGTGATGTTTGGGCGCATGTTTATGCGTATGACACGATGAGCGATAGTAATGAGGACGAGTTTGATGCAGATGTGCAGCTTGCGCACGTTGATGACGAGGTATTCGGCGAGTGGTTTGAGCGCAAGGTTTTACTTGGCCATGTGAGCCGTGATGGGAAGATTTTTCATCCTGAGCTTGCGTGGTTTGTGCGCACGTACTTCCCGCTATCTACTATCCAGCTTGTTGGTGCCAATGTGCTTGTCTGTGACAGGTGTTTTAGTAGCGGTAGCCGCCCGAATGGTAGCGGCATTGTGAGCGATGTTGAGGTTGAGGATTGCGATGATTGCGACGGCACGGGCATTGTTGCCGTTAATGGAGGGGCAGCACGATGACACTGATTACTAGACAGCCAGACGATTTTCGGGTCGGCGATAGAGTGTACGACACTGAGCATAATACGATTCACCGTATAACATGGATTACTGATGATATGTGTGAGCTTGATGATTCTGGGGCTTCTACGCACAAGAAGCTATTATTACGCGTTATTAAGCCGGGGGAGACTATCCCTAAAGGCGCAACTGTTCGCAGGATAACCGCCAGTGGATTAGCAGAACCGTTTGAAACAATGTACGATACTACTCAGGTAGGCAGCGGCGGTATCCATGTTCTTGTTTCCCTCCCCGAACCAGAAGAAGAATTAGAAGATGTCAAGCAGGTGGCTGATGCGCCTATGCCGGCTAGTACAGGCACACAGTTAGCGGTTGATAGAAGTCCTGCTGGGGAACGGAACACCTGCGATTCCCCAGTGGGCACGGTTTCAAATGATGCGATTCTGCAAGCCGCCGCAACAATCTACGCGGGTACCGACACCTTTCTAGGTGCAGAAAAAATTACAGTATGGGCGGCGCGTACAGCTCGTGAATTAGCTGACCTAATCACACAGAAAGAAGGGATAGACCAATGGATTTAGCAAAATATCTGGACGAACTCGCAAACCGCATAAACGACGATATGGATTACGTGCAAGATTCCTATGCAGGGGAAAGTAGAGAACGGAGGTATGACACGCTGTGGTGTATTAAAAGTGTTATACAACACGCCTCCGAACTCGCAGCGAAGGTAGAGGCAGACGCATGACAGCAATGATGCAGAACAAGACGCGCAAGCCGTGGGCACGAGGCGAGTTTGCGGAACGAATCTACTGCCAGTCGTGTGGCTGGCGAGGACGCGAGTGGTCAAAGCTGAACCCATGTATCTGCCCAGAGTGCGGCGCATGGCGTGGGCTTCCAGCAGGCGTGACCCGTGGAGACTGGGATACCGAGGTTAGTCGGTGGGAGTGGTTCCCGTTGCGCGGCATGGTATGGAGGCGTAGCGAACATGACAGGCACGTTGAGGTTGACGTATGGCCTTGATTCCTAAACAAGAACGCGACAAGATGCGGCCGGTCTACAGTATTGAAAACGAAGCTTATCGTGACGATTGCGATATTACTCGCATTTACTTGATTCAAGCACTCGATCATGCTGATGCGATGGACGACCTACTCGCCGAGCGTGATGCTGAAATCAAAAGGCTTACTTTGCAGAACCATTGTTGCCGCCAGTTTAGCGACCTATCCGGCCTAACCGTGGAAGAAATCGAACGAGTAGGTTCGTGCGGGTGCGTACAAGCGAAGAGGTTGTTAGAGCGTATGGCGGACGCATTGAAAGCCACAATGAAGCACTTGCATCCACATGCAACAGGATCAACACCAGACGGGTTGGCTGATTTTGTGGAAGATTCGCTGGTTATCCTTGCGGAGTTTGACGCGATGAAACGAGGCAACCAATAATGGGATACGCACAATACACGCTAAGTGACGGACGAGAAGCTGGATACGCAGTACAGGCAACATGTGATGAGCCAAACTGTGACGCTAAAATAGATCGTGGTATGGCGTACTGCTGCTTACCAGTAGGAGGAGGCGAGCACGGTTGCGGCCACTATTTCTGTTCAGACCATTTGACCTATAGCCTTGACGTTCCGAAAGGCGAAAGCCAATCATGCTTTGAGTGTGACAAGCTGAACGGAGGCGCGGAATGAGTATTCATATCGAAATAAACATTGATTGCGACGGTTGGTTAACGGCAGGACAAGAATGTGAAATGCGCGCCAAACACATACAAGAAGAAGATAACACCGCTTTCCCAATGGATGAAGGGTGGGTGACAATATCCGACGGCTCGCTCGATGATTATTCAGTTCAGGGTGAACACTATTGTGGGCCATGCGCGAAACGACTAGGAGTATCGGAAAAATGATGACCGTTCATGAACTAAAAATCCAGCCACAATACCTTAGAGCAATTCAGCGACACGAAAAACTATTCGAGGTACGCCTTAACGATAGAGGCTACCAAAAAGGCGATTACCTACACTTATGCGAGATAAGCGAAAAGAACGGCCTTCGCACAGGTCAATCAGAGTACGTCAAAGTCTTATATGTACACAGCGGGCTTGGTATGGCAGAGAATTATGTGTGTATGAGCATCGAAGTAATAAAGGACGCGGAATGAATACCGTCAATATGAAGCTAGAAGGTACAAGCTACACAGCTACCGCGTACCGTTGGGATGGTGGATCAGTGGACATAAATATCAGTAAGGATGATGGTGGTTGGGGTGGGTGCGGGCACCCGGGCTATATCTCCTTGACGCGCAATGATTTGGTCCTGCTACTCGCAGCGGTCGATTATGAGCTTGGTATTGCAATGAAACGAGGCGCGGAATGAATGAGTATTCCCCGCTAGAAATTCTCGAAGATTATAAGTACAGCATGGCCTATGGATGCAGGGAGATTCTTCGTGAAATGAATAAACAAAATTACGGAAAAGCGAAAGAAATGATTGAGCGACTGATATTTGATTATGGTAAAGAAGATGATGTGGGGTATCGCGGATGACTATATTCAGACGCAAGAACAACAAGCAAAAACAGCTCGCGTCGAAGCATGTCGTGCAATCCGCAGAAGCAGGCTTCCCACAGGTATCAGGAGAGATTCGAGACGCGATTCGTGAGGATATTAAAAAGCTCAAGCGCGAACTAGCACAGGGCGGCTACTTCACAGGATTTAAGCCAATCATCATGCACGAGAAGGAATCTATTATGCGAAATTGCGGCTGCCAAAACCGTCACAGATGCAGTTATCATGAAGGGCACGTAGACGGTTATGCACAAGCGGAGAAAGACATCGCAAACGCGATACGCACCGGCCGAATCGTTTCAAACATGCAACCCGCAACAGGTGACGATTGCGCTCATGGTGTGATCAGCTATCACGACTGCACTGAATGTATCGCAGAGGGCATCGAACATGGCGAGCATCGGAGTAGCAAATGAATACACCCTGCCCAAACTGGGATGACGGCAGACACAACTGGCTTCAAGGTGGCAACGTATGGTGGAGAGCATGGCACAAACTAACGCCGTGGAAACGCTACCGAGTGTGTGTTAGCTGCGGATACAAGGAGTATACAAAGTGAGTATTCCTCGGCAACATACATGCCATAAATGTGGTTGGTGCTACTACATCATGGAAGATTTGTCGCAGCCTGATTATATGCGCCGGATAGCACAATACGGTCTGCCGTTGTCGTGTGCGTGGTCGAATCTATGGCTAGGCATCGCGTACGCTTTAGGTATTCCGCGATTAGTGGATTGGTTGAGTAAGACCATACGAAAATGGAACACATGAGTGAATGGCTACTCGGACTTATGCTAGTACCACTACTCGGCTGGGTTCTATCATGCTGGGCAGAATCTAACAATCATACAGAACCAGATTAACAATCACATGAAAGTGAGCATGAAAGAGGCCATAACGCTCACTTTTGCGTAAGCCTTACTAGAAGGTTTGCAGAGTAAGGGTTAGTAAGAGCTAGACTTAGTGTTAAGCGGGTTAATAGCAATTGTATTTTCCATTAAACTGTATTTTCCAACACTAAGAAAAAGGATATTCATAGACAAGGAGAAGATGAATGATGTACGATGACCCAATTAAAGTTATAGAGGAAATGTTTAACAAGGAGAGCAATGAGTCGTACGAGGCTGGCCAAGAGAACACGGTCGATGATATATGCCGCTGGCTTGAAAAACAGTCTAGGTATTGGAATGGCCGGTCTATAAATGCGGAGAATGATATTAGTGATCGCAGGTTCTATGATCGTGCGATTTTTTGCAAAGACCTTGCCCATGATATACGGGCTGGCAAGTACAAGAATTGTTTCGGCGTAGTATTCAAGGCAGGAGAAGATGAATAATGACTAGCCGCAAGATGCCGTTATTATGCAGGCTTGGTCTACACCGCTGGCTGTATGGTAGGAATATCCTGCGATATAGGACGTGTAGTCGTTGTGCGAGTAGGGAGATTTTGAACGGATGAGCATGTACGGCGACACACCCTGCGAGATATGCGGGGCACATACAGATTACTGCATCATTCAGTATGGTGCTACAGTTCATTGCGGGGTTCCTTGTACGAGGATTCGTGGTAATAACGATGAGACTGTGAGAGAACTCAAAGCGGAGGCGGATATTATGTTGCAGATAAGGAGTGAAAATGAGCAGAAGTGAAGAAGATTGGAATGAGGCTCGCAGCCGTGTGATTGAGGCGCGCAGGCTCTTGCGAGAATCCATAGAGCTTATTGACGACTTTCCCGTGGGTTTTTCTGAGGAGACATATACTGATTTTCAGAAAGCTATCAGCCTGTTTCGTGAGATGGAGGGCTTCTACAATCGTGCGATAGGTGCGCTCACCGTCACCATCTTTGATGATGCCGTAGATAACCATAAATAGAATTGGTATTCTTTAATGAATAGTTTCGGCAGCGAAGGGAGCCAAGGGAATGTCAGAAAGCGCACGGGCGATAATAGCGCAAGCAATAAAGGGTGATAGAGACACGAGCTTATTGGTTGGAAGCATAGAGCCATCTTGGATAGAAGACCAGCATTGTTATGCAATCATCTCAACAATAATAGACCTGTCTATATCTGGCAAACCTATAACGCCAAAGACAATAGCATCGCGCATAGCAGGTGTCATAGATAGAAAAGAGTGCGCCTCGCTATTCTCATCGCAGGCGGCAGTAAAGGAATATGTTGAGTCGTGCGAGAATCCAGACGGCTCGCGCATAGAATCGCACATAGAGCAAATCAAGCTCGACTACACAAGGTCTTCAATAATTGCTGGCGCCAAGAGGGTGGTAGATAGCCTGCCAAAATACCAGACAGCAGAAGAAGCTGCATCAAGCTCGATAGAAATAATGGCTTCAGGCATGACCTCAACCATTGGTGACGGTGGCGCTGTCGATAGCATGAAGGCAATTGACTCTTGGCTAAAGAGCAGGGAGGAAGCGTCGTTCATTAGGTCGTGGGACTTCCCTTTCCAGACATGGCAGAAGCGGGCGAAGTTCAAGCAGAGTGAGATACTTGTCTTTGCAGCTCCATCAGAAAGCGGGAAGAGCTGGTTCGGCGACCAGATGCTAGAGCGCGGCTGCAAGTCAGGCTCTCGCGTTGCACTGTTCACTGGCGAGATGACGCCAGAAGAGCATATAGAGCGGCTAGTAAAGATGGGCGGGTATAGTAGTGACGAGCTTGATTCTGACAGGGCGAAGAGGCGGCTGGCAGATATAGCCTCGTGGGACTTCACTATCTATGATGGCCTAATAACCATAGATAGGATTCGCGCTGCATGTGTTCGTGCAAGAGCCATAGGCAGGCCGTATCACATGGTCATCGTAGACCACGTACACCTTATGGCCTTCGAGGGTAAGAATGGGTACAGAATAGCCCTAAACGATGCGATGTCTATATTCAAGGGCGAGATAGCTAACAAGGAAAAGTGTGGCGTTGTATTACTATGCCAATTGAGGAAGCCGGAAAACTCAGACCCATCAAGGCGGCCACGCAAGAGTGACATCAGGGAGAGTGCGGCAATAGAGAATATCGCTGACTGGATATTCCTCATGGCTCGCAACAATGATGACGATGTTGATAGCACAGAAAGCACTATATGGTGTGACAAGCGTAGGGGCGGCAGAAGGTTCCCGACTATCGGTGTGGAAATACACCCTAAGTTAAACCGGCTTGTAGAGATACCAGCGGGGTTCGCGCCGACAATGATTGTTTGATACAATCACCATCGTAATCGATAAGCAGCAATAGAAGGGGCACTAGATGTTCAAGAACGAAGTATCACTAGAAGGAATCCTCAAATGGGAGCCAAAGAAGTTTGACCCAAAGCAGGACGGGCAAAAGCCAATTATGGTATTTGCACTAGAGCAGACGCAGGAGAACACTGACCGTCGCAGCCTATTTCATTGCAAGGCGTATGGAGACCTTGCCGGCACACTGGCGCAAGAGAACCTTTCACAAGGAGACCGCATCCTTGTCGAAGGCCGGCTGAACGAATCTAAGTGGAAAGACAAGCAGACCGACGAGTGGAAAAGCCGTATCGAAGTTTGGGCGCGTAAGGTTGAGTTTGTGGACAGGGTTGCTGCTGGCGTCGCGGCTGGCGGGGATGACTTTGATGACATTCCATTCTAGTCGATGAGAAAAAAGAGTGATGAACACCGTGGCGCAGAGTGGCTTCTTTATAGGAAGACGCTCGCGCTCGGTGACATCATTGATGAGTATGAGTCTGCAAAGATGCTTGGCATAACAGTCCACACATTTAGGGATGCCAAATATAAGGGGCATATATTCGGCCTTGATTTCCCAGAGCCGATATTTAGTTCGCAGAACAAATCGATATGGCTTATGTCTGAAATGCAGGACTTAGCTCGAAAGCATAGAGCAAAGAGGGCGGCAAGGAGAAAGCGATGACTGTTTTGGTTGGCATTACAGGTAGGGCTGGCTGTGGGAAAGACACTGCGGTATCGATTATAGAGCAGATATATCCAGCTAAGACAGTGGTTCAACTGTCGTTCACAAAGAAGCTTAAAGAGTCTACGGCTGCGCTGCTTGGTATCAGTGTTGAAAAGCTGGAAGATTTGAAGCGGTACTATGACAAGCCGCTAATCACCGTGAGGGATAAGGATGGGACAATACTTACCGAGCATACGTTCCGCTCTATCCTACAGGTGAATGGCACCGAGGCTCACAGAGATATATTCGGTGAAGACTTCTGGGTAGAACAGGCCGAGAAGGAGATAAAGACATGTTCCGATATGAGCGTTGATATCATTGTCTTTCCAGATGTTAGGTACGCTAACGAAGCGCAGCTCATACAAAAGTATGGCGGCATAATCATAAGTATTTCCAGCGACAATCACGAGATAGGGATTGACCACGGGACAGAGGTTCCTATACCAGACGAGCTGGTAGACGCTGCCATACACAACGGAAACTTTGATGATAATATGGCTACACTGACTTCTGATATACGAGACGCCCTGAAATTGCTCGAATGGAATTCAGGCGTGTCATTACAAGGTTCTTTCGTACCTTAGTGTTATACCTACTAATAACCTGATACCTACCAGTATTGGGTAGGTATGCTAGTATCGTTTGCTATGAAACTAGCAAAAGAAATAATCATTGTCCTAGCAGTATCAATCGCAATTGTATTCGCAGCGACCAGTATCGCAGAAGCAGCAGGGCCGCCACGCGGCAGTATCGGCTACTGTAAAAAACACGCAGTAAACGACCTAGTGAAACGCAAATGTTATATTCGCGTTGTGTGGAAGAGCGAGGGTCGCCGCGTATCTGACAAGGCCGTGCGTGTTGCATGGTGCGAGTCGCGTATCAATCCGAGAGTATGGAGCCGTGGCGGTCACTACTACGGCACGTTTCAGTTCGGTGCGCCCGAGCGCAAGCGCTTCAACTATGGGCATACAGTTGTCAGCCAAGCACGAGCAGCACTCGCCTATTACAAGATTAGTGGTTGGAGGCCGTGGCCTAGTTGCGGCGCATAATAATAAGCAGGAGGCGGCAACATGACTACCATAATAGACAGATATGACGCAATCCTCCTAGACCCGCCGTGGTATTACCCAACCAGTAAGAACAATATGGGCGCGGCAGAGCATCACTATGACTGTATGAGCGATGCTGAGATAGCAGCAATGCCCATCAAGCAGCACTGTGCGAAACATGCGTATGTATTTGTCTGGGCGACTGGCCCGCTACTACACCGGCAGATACAGATGTTCGAGCATTGGGGGATACACTATCGCGGTATCGCGTATGTGTGGGTTAAGACCCGTAAGGACGGGCAGATTATGGGCGCAGCAGGTGTGCCGCCTACGTTCACGAAAAGCAACGCTGAACTCTTGCTCATGGGTACGACGTGCAAGACTGGTCGGCCATATAAGATAGAGACATATACGGAGCCGCAGATTGTTCTCGCGCCGCGTGGTAAGCACTCTGCGAAGCCAGAGGTATTTCAAGATAGCATCGAGCGTGTGATAGGGTCTGACAAGCGAAAGCTCGAACTGTTCGCAAGAAGGCAAAGGGATGGCTGGACATGCACAGGCATCGAGCTTACAGGGCACGACTATAGGGAAGGGAAGCTGATATGAATGTAATGCAAGCGCAATGGTGGATACAAGGCGGAATCACGCATGGATTCATCTATGATGTTAGGCACAATGGGAAAGAAGGTGAAGTGGCAAGCGTTGGTGGGGAAGTTATTCTTGATGACATCTACCAGCTATCATCATATCCCAAAGGGTGTAGGTGGGTAGACGCCGGCTGTCACGCTGGTGTATTCTCTATAGCAGCAATTCAGGCTGGGCACACAGTTGCATCTGCAATCGACGTAGACTTAGATTGGTGCTTTGCATACTCATACACCATAAATACTTTTATGAGCCAAATGGCTGCTCGGGGAATGGCTGCCTATAGTCAGGAGATAGACCCGAAAAACGAGATGCTTTTCTCGGCAGAGCAAATAATCTCGATAGCACTAGAAGATGTTAAGGGAATTCAGCATGACAGCAACGCGCTTAAACTGGATATACAGGGAGCCGAGTCATCTATACTCTCGGCACATGGATGTAAACTTCTTGCAGACTATTTCAAATACATGGTTTTTGAATGGCATCACATAGACGACCAGAGTTATGCCGACACGCTAGAAAATAACGGCTGGTCAATAGCATCTGTATCAAAACACACAGACACCTTAATGGGCATTGACACGCAGATTGTTAGCGCTGAAAGAAGGTAGGGTATGTGTAGTCTATGGACAGAATGTCTTGGACTACGCAACATCTCATTGACGAGAACCAGATGCACATAAACGCTCTGCGCTCAATGATACTGGGCAATGTCATGGATGGTAGGCCATGTATGGAGATTCAGCGTACACTCTCGTTTGCGCTTGGCATTTTGCGGGAAAGAAGAGAAGTGCTAGAGGAGAGAGCGCGGGCAGAGGGAATAGTGTATGATACAGAGACCTAGTGATAAGCGCTTTATCATCAACGGTTCCCTTCACAGCCAGTCTATGCTTTCATCATAGGCTGGCTTTTGATATGGTACGGGATATGAACGACAGCGGCAAGATACCAGAAGAATGGTATCCACATATAACAGAGGCAATCAGTAGGTCTACTGGCCTAAAGCCAACTGGAGGGAACCAAGTGAAAGAGCCTAGCGATATACCAACAATGGCTTTGCTTAATGTAATAGGCGAGCATGAAATGAAAATAGAGAAGCTGGAAAGTCGCGTTTCGATTATTTCGTTTAGAGCGAATTTTGCCTACGGGATATTCGTAGTAATCATTATGCTGCTTGTTGTTTCTCAGATATTAAACTTGGTGGAGGCTTGGCTGTAGCGCATACCCCAGACGACGCGCAGCAGTACAGGAAAATACTTCAAGGCGATACCAAGGCTAGAGATAGGATGGTTGAAAAGCATCTTGGTCTAGTAAAGAAAAATGTTGTCTACTATGCTAGACGCAATCCAGAGATACCACTAGACGACCTCCTGCAAGAGGGGCATATAGGTCTAGTCATGGCGCTCAACAAGTTCGATGTAGACAAGGGGTACAGGTTTTCTACATACGCATCATTCTGGATTAAGCAAAGGATACAGCGGTTCGTTGTATTCAGCCATCCAAAGTCAGCTACAGCTAAACGCAAGGACATAGAAGACTTCATCAATGGAAGAATGAGCGAAGAGCTGAAGCCGCTCTATAGCAATCGGTGCGGCTCATACTCGCCAATAGACTCGCCTGTGAGTAGGTCTGGAGAAAGTGGACTAGACTCAAACAAGGCAAGCAGTATAGCTGAAATGGCTTACGATGCCTGTCAGATGGAAGTGTCAGAGCTTGTAGAGGACAAGGATGAATGGAGGCACATGCGCTCCGTCATGATGGATGTCCTAGACCTTAGGGAGCTAACAATCATAGGTATGCGTTTCGGTGTGATGGGATGCACACAGAAAAAGATTGCAGACATAGCAGATGAGCTTGATATAACCATTGCCAGCCTAAGAAGCATTGAGGCTGTTGCTATGAAGAAGATTCGTGATGAGCTTGGAGTAGAATCATGAGCGGTCGAAGGTCTAGGTCAAAGGGTGCAAGGGGCGAGCTTGAAGTTGGCAAGCTTATAGCCGCCGCCGGATTCCACGGAGCGAGGATGGGAAGGAATGGATACTCTGCCGAAGATGTCGAACATTCAATCCCAAACGTACACATCGAAGTAAAGCGTACAGAGAAGATGCTTTTTTCGACATGGATTAAACAGGCAGAGAGAGACTGTGGTGACAAAACGCCAGTGATTGTTCATAGGGGTAATGGTGAGCCTTGGAGAGCTTTGGTTCCATTCGACTACCTGCTTGATTTGATGGCGCGTGTCGAAGGTGTTGCGGAGGGGAATAACGATAGTACGCAGTAATTATTTGTGGGGGTAATCGTGGATTGTAGGAAGGCTATCGACTGGCTAGAGGTTAGAATGGAGGGTGAAGTAATAGAGTATGAGGACTTCGCCAAGGCTTCCAAAGATAAGCAGTATTGGAACGGCAGAATCGCTGGGGCAAAGGATGCTCTGAAAATAATACGAGGGGTCAAGATGAGACTTGAAATGGAGGAGATGAATGAGCGACGATAGCTATAGGGAGGAAGAGATTTCTGCTGGTGCGCTCATAATAGCCACTGGCTCCATAGACGAAGCAGAGCGTAGAATAATCAAGGTTCTTGGACTTAGCCAAGAGAGGGCGCAAGATGTTGTAGCAGACGCATCGCTCATGCTTATAGCTAACGCACCGCCAGAGATACGCAGGAGCTTTACTGCCGTATGCTCATACCATAGATGGAATCATCTGTTCGAGAAAGCTGCGCAGGCGCACGACAGTAAGACGATGATGGAGGCGCAGAAGAATATCGATGCTCTTATGAGGTCAGTACACTAATGCCTATTCATGATTACAAATGCGATTCATGCGGGTGTGTCACAGAACATCACAGTGACGATATGCCAGAGTTTTGCGAAGGCACATGCGGTATGCACCCTGATTGCAATGGGAGGGTAAACAGGGTCTGGTCAGCGCCTCGGCTTGGAAGAATGAGTAGTGGGGAGCCTCCGCGATGAGCGAAGAGATAATCCACACAAAACAGACGCCATCATATAGCCGTAGGCCAGATGAGCCAGCGTCAGACTACGAGGCTTTTGTTGAGTGGTGCAGGATTCCACCATCAAGCAGGTCTACTGGAAACTTCTGTAGGCGAACAGGGTTCCCGCAGAAGGCTGTGAAAAGGATGCGTGAGAAGTGGCAATGGGATGCTAGGGCGGCAGCGTTCGACGCTGATAGCGTAGCCCTGCGGCCAGACCCTGCATCGATGGAAGAAGAGGCGGCGCTCGCCGGACAGATTGCTGCTGCAACCACGCTTATCGAGCTTGGCCTACGCTCTATCGAGCTGAAGAACCCATCGCTCATATCGGCAGACAAGGCGCTAAAGCTTGTAGAGAAGGGCGTGGAGATTCAGCGCAAGGCGCTCGGTCAGGCAGATGTCAATATAGAATTCTCCTCTGGCGACCTAAGCAGGGTGAACAAGCTTATAGAAGACCTAAACATAGAAGACGCAGAACTGGTAGACGAGGAGCTTGAAGAATAAGATAACAGCAGCCCAGTATGCAAAGCTGAGTGCTGCGGAGCGCTTGGCATTTTGTGGTGCGCTTGCAAGGAAGAGATGGGAGAAGCTTAGAAGGCCAGAACAAGTTCCGGGTATGTATCACCAAGATACATGGGTCACTCACCTAACAATGGCTGGGAGAGGGTTCGGGAAAGAGCTTGCGCTTGATACGCCCATACTAACTGCAAATCGCGGCTGGATAACCATGGGTGATATTGAGGTTGGAGATGTTGTCTTCGACGAGTCTGGCGCTGAGTGTAATGTGACATTCGTTAGCGAGCCTACAAATGCCAAGCCGATGTTCCGACTCAACTTCTCGGATGGCTCCAGCCTAGTAGCTTCAGACACGCATGAATGGCTAACGTCCAGCGCGTTAGAGCGTAAGGCTTCCAGAAGAAATGGCGGCGAGCTGAGGGCTACTGTTAGAGAAACTATTGAGCTGTATGCAACGCAAAAGCATGGGAGCAGGGGCGACACAAATCATTCCATACAGCTCTGCAAGCCAATTGTGTTCTCTCAAATACAGGAGTTAAAGGTAGACCCATACATGCTAGGCGTTTGGCTCGGTGATGGCGCCAGTAAGGAGAGGGTTTTACACCTCTCCAACAGGGATGAGTCATACATAGTATCTGGTATTGATTGCATAGAGAATGGCTTTAGAAAGCAATACAATGGATATGCCAAATATAGGATAGAGATGGATACATGGCAGGCGATGCGGTCGCATGGCCTTTCTGGGAACAAGCATATACCTCGCCAGTTTATGTCTGCTACTGTTGCCGAGCGAAAGTCTCTCCTTGCTGGGATTATAGACACCGATGGAACAATCAGCACTAAATCCGCCTGTGAAATAACACTTTGCAATGAGAGGCTTGCGCATGATGTTCACGAGCTTATCATCGGGCTTGGCATAAAGGCTGTTATCAAGAAAAGCGCGGCGACGCTAAACGGGAAGACTGTTGGCGACAGGTGGAGGATAACATTCACCATCTATACAGGACACGAGATACCAGTTCGCTCATCATTCAAGGCTGGAAGAATTAAGCCGGCTGGTAAGCAATCCACTCGGCAGGCGCACAGAATGATACGAAGTGTTGTGAGAACAGCCAATGTCCCATGTAGGTGTATTAGCGTAGATTCTCCATCAAGACTGTATCTTGCCGGCAGGCACCTTATTCCAACGCATAACACCCGTGCAGGCGCGGAATGGATTTTGAATGAGTGTATAAGTATGCCCGGAACTATGGCAGGCATACTAGCTCCAACATACGACCACGGCATAAAGGTCTGCTTATTCGGAGAGAGCGGCGTTATGTCACTACTGGCTGACCACTCGACAGTAAAGTGGAATGAGTATAAGAAGCAGCTCACTTTTGCGAATGGAAGTATGATAACGCTCTACTCTTCAGAGCATCAGAAGAACCTTGCAGGACCGCAGTTCCACAGGTTCTGGATTGATGAGCCGGCAGACCTAGCGCACGGCATGAGAGCATGGAAGAAGCTTAGGCCGGCGGTCAGACTACCCACGATAGACGGCTCGCCGGCACGAATCCTCATCACGGGTACGCCGGCACCAGTCCCGCTTGTGCAGCATATCTGGGAGCTTACACAGAAGAACCCAGAGATTTACACGCTGTCTAATGGTCGCACGATGGATAACGAGGCCAACCTCGACCCAATGATGGTTCAGGAATTGTATGAGCGATACAAGGGCAGCAGATACTTCCTTCAGGAGATGGAGGGGCAGCTACTCTTGCAAGCTGACGGCGCCCTATGGACATCGCAGGTTATACATGGGAACACGATACCGTATGACAAGGCGATGCACTTCGATGAAGTTGTTGTTTCAATCGACCCAGCGGTATCAACTGAGAAACATGCTGACGAGACTGGCATCATCGTTGCTGGTATATCCGAGAAGAATTGCTACATACTTGCAGACTATTCAGTTAAGGCCAGTGCCTTAGATTGGATTCGCAAGGCGTACTCCATAGCGCAAAAGCATGGCGCAAGAAAGATACTCTATGAGCGCAACCTAGCCGGGCCTATGATAGAGGACGTATTCAAGAAGGTTTTGCAAGAACACAACTCAAAGATTAAGCTAGTAAAGGTGCAGGCTAGGAAGTCTAAGGGTGTTAGGGCGGAACCTATTGCTGCGCTGTATGAGGCGGGTAGGGTGTTCCATGTGAGTGACACTCCAGACTCATGGGGGTCACTTGAAAAGCTAGAGTCGCAGATGACTACGTGGGAGCCTAAAGACTCTAAAAGCCCAGACAGGATAGACGCTCTTGTTCACGCCGTAAACTACCTTCTGGTCAAAGGAGCTGGAGGAGCTAGGGTCTACACGTCGAAGGACATCAAGACGAACATAACGATGACTGGCTGGAATAAGTGATAGGGTAATCTCATGACCAACTTATTAGTGATATTGATTATTCTCGGAATTGGTACAGCTCGGATTACAGCGCTGCTTGCCAAAGACAAAATCTTCCACGGTCTTAGAGAGTTCATTTTCTACCGCTCTCCACCAGAAGACAATGACATGCTTGGCTACTACTATCAGGCGTATCACAAGGTCAGCAAAGAAGAGGCAGCTAAGAAACATTCACCGTGGCACAGTAAGAGGTATATCTGGAATAAGGATGGCGACGTGCGTAAAGAGGGATTCTTTGGCGCACTCTTTTCTTGCACTCGCTGCCTATCCGTATGGGTAGCTCTATTCAATTACCTTGCTTTCACCATCGAGCCTGTCTATACTATTTACTTCAATGTAGTAATGGGTATGTCATTCATATCTTCAGCAGCAATAGAAAGGTACTACAGATAATGAGCAACATCATTCGTAGCGTTCGCGTTAGGCATCCAAAGGCTCCAGAGTTCGAGATAGCTATTGGCGTACAGTCAAGGCCAAAGAGACTGTCTGACCTAGAAGCAGACACTGAGATGGAGCGCTACCCAGTTGTAGAGTTTTGGTATCACAATGGCGATGCAATGCCAGTCGGCTCGATGCGCCTAGAAAACTTCAATGAGCTTGTCGAAGAGGTTGCCAAGATAGGCAGCCGCATCATGCCATGACAGAGAGCTGCCGCACATGCGGCCAGCACAGGTGGTCATTCGATGGATATTGCCTATCAGTGAAATGCGCTGGCAGCTATAAGCATCCAAACTGGCCAAAGACAAAACCAGCCAACATTGCTGAAGAGCAGGCTGGAGCATTAGAAGTAAAGAGGCCGCGAAGCAAAAGGCTGCGCAGAGAAGCGGAAGCCTACTACGCATCAAAGGGCAAGGTCGCCCCGTGGCTGCTAGGAGATTGATATGCAATTACAAGAACACGATATTCACGGATTTCCAAATCATAAGCAGTTCGGTTTCCCAGATGAGGAGCTGTTTGGAGTCATGACATACTCTGGATACAACATAATCCATGACGGCATTGGATATATGGGCGTGTGCGATAAGCATAGGTCGCGCTACTACTCAACAATCGAAGAGTGCGTAGCGTTCATCGACGGATTTCTTTTGAAGAATGGCTAAAGTTTTCTGGATTCGTGCCGATAATCATAATACAGGCGGAAATATACTTGTTCAAATGATAATCGGGGGTAATGATGAAATTCAGAAATACAGCAATTCTGCTGGCTATTACAGGTCAGCTTGCTTTCTCTGGCACAGCAGCCGCAAACCAAGGGCAATTCCCTAGGCCATACGGCACGTTCTGCAATACAGCTCCAACGGTTGCGCATATCTGCGCCAATGTAGACGACTCATTCTCATACAAGCAGACAGCGGTTGATGCCACTGGTAGGGGATGGGGCTACCTACGAACACACACTGGACAGCACACTCTGCACCACGACGGCTGCTACTACGTCTACAAGAGTATGCAGCAATGGTACTCAATGGGTTCACCAGTAGGCTCTAGGAATTGCGTGTATGTTGGCGGCCACTATGTAGACCACGTTCTATTCAAGTATATGTTCAATGACATACCAGCACAGGACATAGATGACTTCGTTCCATCCGAGCAGGTAATCATAGCGCAGCTTGTATCAGGTGGGCAAGTGATACAAGCAAATGTTGGCGTAAGCAAATCTAGTGGGACGAGCCTGAAAAGGTATTGTGAGTTCTATAGCGTCAGAAGCTGGATGACATCGCTTGGTAATCACATGAAAGAAGTTGCCTTAGATAGGACGCCGGATAGTATCATGCAGGCTTGCGGCTTCAAGCTTCGCTACAAGGACGCGCCAAAGAATGAGCCAGAGGACGGTTCAGGCTCATCAGACTCTAGCTCTTCACCAGAAGAAGAGACTGGCCAAGTAGTAGTTCCGGCAAACTCTAAGAAGTGCGGCACGGCTGGCCTAAAGAAAAAGCGTGTGGCTGTTCGCTCTACAAGCCTGAACTGCCGAGCGTCAAAGAATGTCATCTCTTCTTACGCTAGGTCGTACAAGTCTCCAAAGGGATGGAGCTGTAGAGCAACGATTAGCGACAAGGGTGTTAGGGCGAAATGTGTTCGCAAATCTAAGAAGAGCAGGGTCGCTGCTTACGGGATATGGAGAAGGTGATTTGGCGCTGGGGATAGCATTGGTAAGTAGGGGACGCCATCAGACAAAAGCATATACCCCGGAGTCCACTTAGGGAATGTCGTAGTATATTGCCTAAGGTATGCTGTCTTGGCGTCATCGAACAAGCCGCCAAGCTCTACGCACCAGTGCTGTCCCCCTTTGTTCCTGCCAATAGCATGGTGATGCCTATGCCCAGCAGCAATGTGCATCTGGTGAATATCGCATAGCTCACGAGGAACAGTCAAAGGAATCTTGCTGTATTGATTTGTGTGGCAGATATACCAAGTGCCAACCCCGCTCTCGACTAGAGCGTAGTCAAGGCCCGTCACATGTATCTTACTGAGGTCTTCTGCCGTCATGTCTGGCAAGAGCATCTTCACAGTCTGCTCAAAGCGAAGCCTGTACCCGAGTGACTCCATCACTCTATTGTCGTGATTACCTTTTGTGATAATTATTTTCTTGAACACTCGCAGCATAATCTCTAGTATCCGCTGGGCGTGAACCATCTCCACTTCCATGCCGGCGCCGGCCTGCTTAGGCGAGTACCTTGATAGGGCGTCTAGGTTGAATAGGTCTCCTGCTATGATTAGCCAATCCGTGCAGCCGAAGCGCATGGCATCGTCAATCATTTTCGCGGCGACTTCGTGCGAGATAAGCGGAATATGCCAGTCTGAGCTGACTAGGCCACGTCCTCTTAGCACTATCTCCTGCATTGTTGATAGAGGCTCTACTGGATGCGGAAGTTCCAGCATCTCCAGTGCAACTTTGTTCAGCTCGCTTTTCTTGAATTTCTGAACTTGCCTCTGTATGGTTCGTTCGTGGAATCCGTGGTGATTCGCAATTGCCTTTGCATTTCCGTGAATTGCAAGCTCCTTGGCAATCCACTCCTTGTTCAAGTAAGGTTTCTTTGCGCTCAACTCGGCTCCCCCTGCCGTCGCTTGCTATGACCTTTTGTGTGTGGCGACTAACCCTGCCAGCAGACTTTCTTCCCATAGTAAGGCGTATGCACTATCCCTTACTTATGTATGTTGAAAGCATGAGTATAAGAATAGACTGTGTAATCCCGTACACAAGTAGGGCGGCTTTGCCCCACGTAGAAACCGATGTCATAAACTTTGTGACCTCAGTATTGAATGTCTGCTGCTCTTTGGCCGCAACAGCCATCGTTTTCACGGCATCTTCAAGCTCGCTAATCCTATGCTCTATAATGCTCTGATTAGACATTATCGTAGCTTTCGTACAAACGCCTCGACTTGGCTGAGGCTCCGCTCTCTGCGCATAACCTTGCCGCCATTGTCATTGCTTGATAGTGAAGTGTTTCCCTCGATTGCGTAGAAGGTTCCAGCCTTCTTGTTAATCCACTTCTCAAAAAGTCCAACGTGGTCTGCTGCTCCGCCATCAAAGTCGAAAGCTACTGCGTCACCTTCGCGCACCCTGTCTCGATGCACAATAGAAAGCCGGTGCTTCTTCTGTTTAGCTAGGCTGACAAGCTCTGGAACGTAATCAATCTTCAGTGCAAGCTCGCGTGGAATGTCGTGCCCAGCTTTGCGCCACCAAGAAGCAACGGCCATACCGCACCACGGTACGCCGTCTTGTCGCCACTCGCGGCCATACTTTGTCTTATTAGAACCAGCAGGGCTTTCAGAGTATCCCAAATCCTTCTTAGCAATCTCGATAGAGCGCTTTCCTAGAGCGCGGGCAGACATATCTCGCCAAGCCCTCTTGTATTTTGGCTTCGGCTTTCCAGTAGCCTTCCAAACTTGAATCCATCTAGGTAGCTTTGGCATTACTCTGTTCCATCCATTTCTTCGTAGTAGGTATCAGAAACCCGCATAGCTTCGTCGAAGCCGCCGGGTTTATCTCTAAACGCTCCAAGGATATAGCTGGCCATACCAGCGACAATCATCTGCGCAAGACTATGGGTATCTTCTGGAGCGAAGACAAGCATCACAGCTCCGACAATGAGCGTGATTACTGCTAATACTATGTCGATAGGCTTTCTCATGCTAACCATAGCCTAACCCTAAGTCTTGATGATTTTATTGACGACCGTAAAGGGCTGCATAATCGAGAACTGGTTTCCTGTAGGATTGCCGTTGCCACCAGATGTAGGAACGGTGACTCCAGAGCTTGCGCTGTTTATAGTGACTGTGTGCGAGTGCGAGCCATTGGATGATGTCAGTTCGTTGTTGAGCTGCTGCTTGTTTGTACCAGAACCGCTAACAACTATAGAGTGCTGGTCTCCAAGGTCAAGCTGCTGCACTGTTGGCCCGCCAGATGAGCCTGCTACCCACCTTGTCACACCTTCTGGCACTGTGGTATTAACACTTCTGTTGGTAAGCGTAGCAGTTGTAGCTGTCACAAATGACCGTCCAGATGTTCCAGTGCCGTGCGTGTGGTCTGGAGTCGTGCTGACAGAGTTGGTATGCGTATGCCCAGCGTCTGTCACGGTATGGCTATGTGCTGGCAGGTTGCCAACATCAAGCTCAACGAACTCTTGGCCAGAAATGTATCCCAAATCATCAGGGTTAGACAAGACGCCGGCATCTCCAGCCGGAGTTCCCATATCGTCAAGGCCAACGCTTACCCTACCGCGAAGGTCTGGTAGCTGGAACATACCGCCGCCGGGGTCTACGCCGCCGCTACCATTGTGCCCAATGACAGCAAAGAGTGTTGAGTATGTAGCCTGACTAACAAGCGAGCCATCGCAGGCCAAGAAGCCTACTGGAGCATTGTCTGCAAAGAAGTCGATGATAGCGCCGGTTGGCAGGTCTCCACCAGAGGCGGGTATAAGACCGATGCTTAGTCCGTCTGGCCCTACATTGATGGGCACTGGGCTTGCTGGGTCTATCTTCACTTCAGCAGATATACCGCCAGAGCTAATCTGCATATCAACACTGTCAGAGTCCTCGATATTTACATTCAGCTCTGGGCTGTGGCCATACGGTCCTCCCGGAGTAATGTCTATCGCGCCATCGGTGTTTGTTGCCGAGAAGATTGTCTCTTGAACTGTAAGTGTCCAGCCGCCACTAAGCGGGTCTCCGTTCCCTGACAGCGTGGCAAGCTCTTCCGGCTCAACCTGTAGCTGGCATGAACACTGGTCAAAGCAGCCGCACAAAGACATTAGATTACTTCTCCGTTGTATGGCATGAATACTACTGTTCCGTCTACCTTAAAGCCTCGTTCGGTGAATCCGCCCGGCTGGTCTACAGTAATAAGATTGAGCGACTGGTTTGTTCCAACGTGCGATGCGATAGCATTGAAGGACAATGTAGCGCCGCCAGCAACTTCGCCGATAATAATAGCCTCTTCCCAGCGTCGCTTATGGTGCGGGAGCCTGCTGTTTCTTTGTATGCCGCCAATATCCATAAACGTGCGGAGCGTTCCAACCCCGCCAAGTAGGTTGTTTACTGTCATCTGACAGTCAATGTGAGCGTTGAATGGTATGAACGCATTACCCTGTGTGACAGAATCTTCAGGGTTGTTATTGACATCATCAACCCACGCTCTAACAGCTCTCTGAGCAGAAGACAGGTTGTTGTCTCCTAGAATCGGGCTGACAGAATCGTATGGAGAGATAAGGTCAAATCCAGAGCCATTACCAAAAGAGCTTCCGGGCGGCACAAAGCCGACACTGTATCCAACCCTAAATCGAGCTTTGATAATAGTAAGGCAGCGGCAAGAGTGCGGGTTTGTAATAGTGACCCCGTTTAGCGCGTTTGCACTAGCATCGCCCTCTGATGTACCCTGCGGTATATTAATTGCATCGCCAGAATCAAAGAGCTTCCACCTAGCCCGCTTTGGGATGCTATACAGCTCACCGCCAGTAGAAAGCCCGAGCTGCTGAAAACAAGAATCTATCGGTGTTGCTGCTGCTGGGTCGTCCCAAATCTTTGCTGCAATTCCTTGGCCGTCTA